ATGATAACAACGAAACTATACTTAGATACAAGAGCGGTCAAGGACGGAGAGCCGGCACCGCTAAAAGTTGCCATAACCAAGAAAAGGCAGGCAGCTTACATTCCTCTTGGCGTCAAACTGAAAAAAGAACAATGGGATGCTAAGAAGCAAAGAATAGTCGATGCACCAAACAAGCAACGGTTGGAGTTATTTGTCAAGAACAAGCTAGTCGAGATAGATAATGCCATATTGGAACTGCAGATGAAGGGAGAACTTACCAAACAGACTTCAACGCAGATAAAGAATAAGGTTGTGGCCTATCTAGACCCTGATGTTAAGAAGAAAGACTTATTTATAAATAGGTATATAGAATACATGAATAGTCGCTCAGCGCAAAGAACCAGGGAAATATATGCAACCACATTGAAGAAGATGCACGATTTCGATAGCAAGGTAGATACTTACGCTTTTGAAGATATCTCAAAGGATTGGCTGAAAAGGTTGGATGCCGAGTTGGTAAGACAAGGGTTAAAGAAGAACTCCAGGAACATACATTTCAGAAACATACGTGCCGTTTTCAACGATGCCATCGATAACGAGATAACCAGTCATTATCCAATGAGAACTTTCGATATAAATCCGGAGCAGACAGAAAAACGCTCTCTTACTGTAGATGAGCTACGTACCTTATTTAATTATAATGTGCAGCCATGGCAGCAGAAGTACCTGGATTATTTCAAACTTACATTCTTCTTGATCGGGATAAACCCTGCCGATATTCTTAATTGTACGGATGAGAATGTTGTAGATGGAAGATTACTGTATAGACGAAAGAAGACCGGAAGACTATATAGCATCAGACTAGAACCGGAAGCCATACAGATAATAAATAGGTATAGAGGAAAGACGAATCTAGTCAATTTCTCAGAGAACATGAGGAACTACAAGCAATTTGTGTGCAAGGCAAACAAGGGTCTGAAGGCAATAGGACCTGTCACTAAAGAAAAGAACGAGAAAAAGAAAGCTCACGATTTTCAGAAGGAATATCATACGAAGCATAATCCTCTGTTTACTCATATCTCTCTGTATTGGGCTAGGCATACGTGGGCAACAATAGCCTTCTCCATAGGAATACCCGAAGAAATTATTGCCGAAGCATTGGGACATTCCCATGGAAACAGGACAACAGCTATCTATATTGACAAGAGTGTTGCCAATATAGACGCTGCAAATAGAAAAGTATTGGATTACGTTCTATATAAGGAGCAACCAAAGGACTAACCCTTGGAAGCTCCTTTCGAACCAATTAAATAATCAGACCATTGTCTCTCATGAAGTTCACCATTGCCCTGTTCTGTGGCAAAAGAGCAGGGATATCCATTCTGTTAGCCTTATACAAGTTGGTAGCAGAATTATACATATCCCAGGCAGTCACAAACTCTTTGTCGTGGTAAGCCTCCAGCATATCCTCTGTGAAAAGTGTAATCTGCTACTGATTGAGAGGATAGGTGATGTTCTCACGAATAGACTTTCGTGATGTATCTGCCTTTACTCTTGTAGCAGTCATCAAACCAATGAGCAAGAACATTTGTTCTGCAGTAATGCGTGTCTCCTTCATCTTGGCAATACGCTCACGATCAGTCTCGATGATGTGCCGGGCATCGACCAGCCATGACTTTAAGGTATCAAGCATTGCTGTCACTTCCATACCGGAACCCTTCTTGCCCTTTTCGGAATAGCTGGACATATACAGTTCCGGAGAAAGCATACACTGATTGTGGCAAATCATCACATTCGGACCGAATCCAATCTGAATGCCTTTCTGGTGGAAGGCTACGGCCACATTAGTCGTAGTTTCATCATTATCAAAATCTGTGATACGGATATTGGCATAAACTCGGCGAAGGATATGCGCTTCTACCGCATGCTGACCTTTGACCGCCTCCACTTGTGGAAGGCGAACTACTCCAGGCGACTGGCGGTCTCTGTTCTGTGCGGCAAACATATCGTAAACCTCCACATTGTAGCCGAGTTCAGTACACTCATCAATGACCTTATTGAAAAGGTCAAAGTGATAGATACCACGGAGTGGATTTCCGTAAACATCATCCTCGCGGTGTGTACGACTCAACTGTTCGAGAGTGATAGCCTGAGTTTTGGCTTTCTCGAAATCAAAGAACTTATCTTCATTAACTGAAGAAGGAACTGCTACCATATCCTCGGCAGCCTTACTCAAAATTGTTGCTGTTGTCATAATCTTTAATATTTTAATTGGTTACAAATTATTTCAATGGAATACCTGCTTCTTCAAGAAGCTTGATTCTCTCTTCCTTTGTTGCTTTTGTCAAGTTTGTCTCTTTGACAAAATTCCCGGCAGAGTCTCTTGTTATAAGAAAAACATAATCGGCATGATTGATCCAACTTCTCTGACACTTCTCACGATAAGCATTGGCCTCCTCGTAAGTCTCAAACCCGCTCTTTGTGTCATACATTTCATCGTCGCGGGTAACATATAAACTGCTAGTCTTCATTTTTAATCTCAATTATGTACATTAATTCTTTCTCCAGAACATCCTTATCTTGATAAGGAGAATCGTACTTATATACGACTGCATCATCAAGGAATGTTCTTACTCCCTCCATGAAGCCATCTTGTAACACAGAGTTATCTGTTATATAGGCTGCCAGGAAGAAGCCGTTTCGCTCCTGTGCATCTCCTAGGCCAACTGCACTGAAATGACTTCTGAAAGTAGTACCCTGCAACTCGTCGAATGAATACTGTATCATAAGTCTTTTCATCATTTCAAAAAATACTGCTACTTTAATTGCTTTCATATAAGTGACTTATCCGTGATGTCGAGGGCTTATTTTTATTAATGTTTCATTGCTAAATCTACTATCGCTACGACAAGTAGAAAAATTAATCCGTTTATTAAAAGAAAGGTATCCATATCTACTTAAAATTAAAGAAGTCCTTAATCTGTTTCTTCTCGTCATCGCTGGCATTCAAGATGTCCTTCACTATGAAATCCGCAAGTGGAGCTAATACTGTATTCATTGCATCAGTCAATTCGCCTTGAGCTCCCAGTTCAGCAAGGACATCTGTGTATTCATAAAGAAATACTTGTGCAGAAATGAATCCCATTTCATAATTCTTTTTGATTTCCTTAATTTCTTCCATCTTTATAAATTTTAATTGGTTCAACATAATCCGTGGTTATTCAAAATAACCACTCTTTCTATATGCAAAGATACAAAAAAAATGTGATATATGCAAATATACCACATTTTATTTTAGTTAAAAATACTAAATTTAACTCGCTGAGTATCAAAGAGTTATACGCTTTTGTAGATGCTACTTAATGTAATGATTTTTGTAGCTTCACCAATCTTGTCTATCAGATTGGTTACTGCTTCATCCACTTCGGATAAAGCATTATACACATCGTTTGGAACATTAGCCATTTCCAAACCATTACTACACGTTTCCCAAGTCTGGTTTAGCTGCCTTGCAGCATCCACCATTAATTTAATGTCCGTCATATTTTTAAGTTTTAAATGAATATCCTACTAACTGCCTGGCAGAGCCATCCCATCATGTAGCAAGGCTCTTCGTCTTTCAAGTCTATACCTAGTGATTCGCAGATATGAGTGACAACATGGAACATTTCGTGTGTGACAGTATTCACGAACTCATATTCTGATGTGGTCCTACTGACCGCAACCACGCTCTTTCTACCTGCAAGATTGGAGTAGGTTAGACCTGTGTTCGGCATTCCTCGTAAGCAATGCTCCCTTGCGCTTTCGACTGCCTTTTCTGTGCAGCCTATCTGCACAAGGGAGTTGCATACCTCATCGGTATCTGATGATTTCAAACCGTAAAACACAAGAACTTTCCAATCGTACTTTTCTAGATATATCTCTTGACTTATCATAAAATATCATCCCATGGAATGCCGATGCCATTATGGTTGCAATCGGCATAGAATCTGTTAAAGATGAAACCATCCTTCTGATCGGTATCATCAACCATATCTTTCACGAACAAAGCCATGTGTGCTTCGTCCTCGATGGAAGACTTATAGAAATCAGCCTTAACCATGTTTGCCACATAGACATGATCATAGCCTACATTATTTTCAAGCGTCACTCCCTGCTTGGTAAGGATGGATTCAACCTTATCCTTATCCATGTATTCAACCTCCTCATCCTTTTTGGTGACTGGGTTGTATTTTCTCATCTGAGCAACTGCCCACTCGCAAGCCTTCTTGTTGAAGTGCCAGCCATTATATCTCAGATATGCTATCATTCCTTCTGGCTTCATATCGTAAGCATCCAAAGGTATTCTACATTTTCCCATAGCTCTTTCTTTTAAGGGTGGCAGGGAAAAATCCCCACCACCGAATTAAACATTAGTAACGTCCACCGCCACGGCGACCATAGTAGCGTCGCTCTCCATAGCGATCTTCGTCACGCCAATCTTCATCGTCCCACTTGTCACGATAGTCTGGCATCGGCATACGGTTTCCCATACGCTCGCGCTTCAAACTATCCAAGCACTTCATAACCTTGCCACCTGCACGAATCATCTCCTCGCAGTTGTCAACAAGCTCATCGAACTTGTTTTCCGTAATTTCTACCATATATCCCATAGCAATTACTTTTTAAAATTGTTACCGCTCAAAGCCTTAGACAGCATGGATTCAATATTGGATAGCGTTCCCTTCATGCCGCTGACCTCTGACTTGAGATTATTGATGTCTTTTTCCTGCTGCTTTTCCTTAGCAATCTGTGGGTTGATTCTAGTGAGCATTTCCTCGCAGGAGCTTATGACTCCATTGTGGTAATCTACACTTTCCACGACTCCCTTGGAATGTCGCAACATAGCATCAATCTCAGCGCACATAGCTTCTCTGCTGTCACTGACAACAACACCTTCATTGCCGAAGTTCACTATCTGTGCCGTAGATGGCAGCTTTTCGAAATTGACCTGCTGGTCTTCTACTTGCACCTTAACATCTACCGTAGTTTCTAATGTCGGTGTTTGACCAGGCACGTAGCTAGGATATTTCTGCTGAGGATTGCTGACCGATATTACTTGACCGATTCTTAGAGTCGGCTTTTCTCCTCCCTTGTCTAAGATGTAGAAGAGAGAAGACTGTCTTAGTCCTTGAAACATTTTCTTTCTCTTTTAAAGGGGCAGACTTTTCAGTCTGTCCCATAGTTAATACTCTGTTAGCCGCCTGTAGGCTGCTGAAACCCAAGCAGTCGGATAATACCGCTCTTCTTGTTGATGTATGCCAAAGCCTCCGTAGTTCCCGAAACGCTAGCTCCCGTCACTGCATTTCCCGCATGATCAACAACTGGCACCTTTGTTGTACCGGAAGCTGTTCCGCTAGTGTTGGCAGTTCCGTTGACAGTGGTCGAACCACTATTTGGAGTTACGATTGTGACAGGAAGTGTCGCACTTGCAGCGGCAACTCCTTGATGTATCTTCAAGAGCACGATGCACTCGCAAGGCAAAGCATTGTAGTAGCAAGGGTTGATACCATAATCTACACTAGCATCTGTAACCTGCTGGGCATTCGTCTTCAACTCGTAGATACCTCCTACATCAATACGTCTGATTTGGTTTCTCTGACCGATTGGAATAAATGGATTGAATGGATATAAAGGGAACATAGTTACCTCCTTTCCTAACAACCGCATCCTACAGTTGAACGAGAAGCCGCCACATCACCTGCATAAGCTCCCATGGCGGCAGCAGTATACACGTCCTTGTTGAATACTCCGTACTGAGGGTACTGAACACTGATGGTATTAGGCAACTTGCACTTGATGCCAGCCACCTCTGCCTGCAGCGCAGCCAAAGCTGCATTTACTGGTGTGATGACCTGCGCCTGATAAGACTGCAAAGCCTGTGTCTGATGCTCATTGGAAATCTGAGCAAGCAGGGCACTGTTCTTCTCTCTCAAAGCATCGAGCTTATCCTGCATTGCTTGTGTCTGCATCTGATCCAACTTAGCCAAGACAGACTGATTGTTAGCATCTGCCTTATCACGGAGCATCAAAGCATTAGCATTTGCCGTATCATTGATGGCGTGGGTCTGCTGACAGATAGACAGCTTGAGGTTGCCATCCATTGCAGTTATGGCGTTATTGGTCTTGCAGCAGCATTCTGCCAACTGGGTAGCGATGGCATTGTTACCCTGCATGATAGCAGTCAAAATCTGATTAGCATTCATGCCCATCTGATTACCGAGGTTGCAAATCTGCTGACCTAAGCCATTGATTGCAGCCATGACTGCATCACTTGATGTGTTGAGAGCTGTAGCCAAGCTCTGAACATCAAAGCCATTGCGCTGAACAGCCTGCATGATAACGGCTGTATTGGCATCATTGTTAAGCATTGGCACAACACCACCCTGTCCGTTAGAACCCATGCAGCGATTACCTCCGAAGAGTCCCATACCATTATTGCCCATAAGGATGAACAACAAAAGGATAGCAAAGATGTCTTCACCCCAACCATTTCCGTTTCCACGGTTGTTCAAGAGTGCAATAAGACCTGGATCAACACCCTGTCTCTGCATGAGTGCAGGAAGCATAGCCAAGATTCCATTAGAGCCTGTACCGCTTGTGCCGCTCTCTGGATTGAACACGTAAGTTTTACTTTCCATATCCCGAATTTTTAATTTAACCTTAATATTTAACTAACACTACTTGTAACGTTACGTGTGCAAAGTTAGAAAATTGTTTTGAAATAAGCTATAAGGCTATCATAGTTTTCGTTAGAGGCTCTAAATCAGTGGTTTATGGTGATAGTAGGTAGACTCATTTTTTATCCTCTTAGAACGGAAGAATTTACTTTGCAAACAAAAAGGGCGACCGCTCATCACGAGTAGTCGCCCAAGTCATCCTAAACAATCTTAAAACCCAAAGTTACTTTCTAAGAATATTTCCTTTTTTTATCGTATATAAAAGATATAATGCTATAATTACTAAGCAAAAGCAGAAAAGTTGCCCTATCTGAATATAAATCTTCTGAGCCGTGGTAAGCTGCTTTTCAACAGTCTTTACCGTATTTCCACTAGAACTCTTAATATTCGATAGGGAATCAAGTCTATGCCGATAGATAGCAATACTATCCTTCAATAGCCTGTAATGACTGATGCTATCTAGCAACTTCTGAATGTCCTTTTCTGTTCGTATATGGCTCTCATAGTGAAATCTATCTTCGCCAACTTTGTTGCCTTGTGCATCAAATCTTGTAGCAGTGCTGTCCTTGACATAACTGCTGTCTTTAACGCTCTTGTCATTCTCCTGCTTCTGATAGTGTAGCCATTGCTCAAAGGAGTATGCCATACGAGCCGTAAAGAGTGAATCGAACTTCTTTTCACTCAATTCATCTTTCAAAAAGGTCTGCTTAGTTACAGTCTTTTGGGTGCCACAGCTTAAAAAAGACGTAAGCATAAGCCCGACAAACAAGCAGATTATTGCCCACTTCCATAATCTAACATCATACCATTTCATCATTCATTCAACTTTAAGTGTCCATAAGTAATATAGCTTAATCTGCGAAGCCAACCATCGAGGAAGCCCTTCTGTTTTCCTTTGGCTATGCTTTTAAGATACCCCTCTCTTGTCTTTTTGAATCTCTTAAAAAGTCTCTCGCCATTAGATTTATTGATAGCGAATAGCGTCTTTCTTCCCATGATGCCATCTGCTGTTATACCGAGAGTTAGCTGGAGGTACCTTACCGCTCTGCTTACTCCGCTGTTGTAAGCGAAGTCTACCAGCATATTGGCTACGCTCTGATCTTGGATTTGGTCCGCTTTGCAAGCATTCCAATAGTTCTGCTTAAAAACTCGATGAAAGTCTTCCCCTGTGAGGAGTTTTACATCTTCCTCGTTAAGGACACCATCGCCATTCTTGTCGTACCCGACTCTCCTCCAGGTAGCAAGGGTAATTCCGTACTTAGTTGGACCGCCCTTGTCATATTTGTTGTTTGTGTATTTGTCCGTCTCCCAACTGAGAATAAACGGAACGAGTTTTTTTGAATCAGCCATATTTATTTCTCTTCTTTATAATTATTTCCTTGAATAATGCAGCCAAACACAAGAATGCTTCCCATAATAGCTGCCGTCATAATAATCGCTAACAACATCATACCTTTCCATCCTTTTCTTCATAATTTAAATAGTCCGACAAATATGGAATCTTCTCGATAAATTTGAAGCGCATGAGGTAGTACATAAAGCTAACAACATACCAAGGAGGGGTACCCTTCTTGAATATCAGTTTCAAGTTCTTGAGAATATTGCATCCATAGAACCACAGAACCAAATAAGATATAAATGATACGCATTGAACCGAGCCTTCCATCTGCCCCTTGAATCTGCCGATGGCATATACTGCCGCACAGAGTACAAAGAAGACCGTAGCGTGACCAATACACACAACTGCTTTCTTTAACTCGAAGTTCTCTCCCTTTGCAATCATGCCACTAAGATAACCGAAAATAAAGTTGAGGGTGAAGACGATCATAAGCGAAGATAACTCGCCTTCAATCGGTTTAAGATAGGCGAGGAGTGCAAGAACTACGCCTACAACAATATCTTTAATTCTATCTGCCATAAGATAACTATTTGATGATTAAACAATAACGCTGCAAATATACAACAAAATATTTAATCATCAAATAGATTTTATGAAAAAGTGCAAAACTTTATTCTAACATATAAAAAAGAGAGGCAATCACTTACCTCTCTTACTCAGCTTGTAAGGAACACTTACATGTTCAACTATTAGGATAGAAGTAGAAACAAAATTCCCCTATACTATTGGCGTAGTATAGGGGAAATATCACATTTTCGCTCGGAAAAGTGAAGCTTGATAAAGTATTGCAAAGATAGACAATAATTCCGAAACCACCAAATTTTTCATCATTATTTTCTCTTGCTCTTTATGAAGTGCAGAATATCCCACTTCTTCCAATAACGGGTGTGCCCACGCTTCTTGCACTCGCCGTTGGGCAAATCGCCCCTAGCCACCATTCTGTTAAGGGTAGCATCTGAAACGTGAAGCTTCTCCTTGACTTCCTCGGTAGATAGCATCGGATTGAGCATATCGGGGATGATGTCACACAATCTATCCAAATCATCATCGGTCATTCCGCAAGCGGTGATTTTCTCGCCATTTCTCTGCTGCTCATCAGCTTTAAAGCAAGCATCACTGAGCGACTTTAGAGCCGTTCCGAGTATCTTATAATTCAATATCTTTCCCATATTACCTTTATTATTGTGAAATTTCCGTAGAAATTGCCTTTATGCGCAGATTTTACGTCCTAACTTTGACCTGCTGATAAACAAATCAGCAAAAGAGTACAGATAGAATATTGCCGTTACTACCATGACTGTAAAACAAGAATCTACCATATCTTTGGTGGTGTACCAGCTCCATCCTACGATATGGGACGCATTCACACCAAAGAAATAAAAGAAAGGAATGCGGTATCTCCAACATAGGTAGAAGAACCTGCTTGCTAATATCAAAACCATCGGCAGAACATACACCATAAAGTAGATGAATAAATAGCAGGGAAAATTCTCATTGTTTGTTATGAACATTTCCCTTGGATGCTGCGAGAAATCCCACATTCCGTATGCGTGTAAGCACATAATAATTATTGGAACGTACTTGCAGAACCATCTGAAAAATTTCAGAATCCTTCTGCTGTATCGATTACCATGCTTCATCAGTAAGTTCATCACCTCACTGACATCTTTATCTTGCAACCACTTTAATAGGTTGCCTTCATCTTCTTTTGTCATAATTTCGTTGATTTTTATGTCGGTTTATAAGTTTATTGATGCAAAGATACATTTTTACTAGCAAAAATAAAGGGTTTTCGGATATTATTTGTGTTAAGGTTTATAAAAAGTAACAATCTGTAAGTTTTGCTAGCAAAAAGAAAGGCGGCTACATGTTGTAAACCGCCTTGTCTTTTAGAATACATAAGTAAGCCAATGGTAAAGCTTCCTGCCTTCACGGTAAGCGAGGTTCTCCTGATTGTCATAAGCCTCCTGTTCAAACGATATTGCCCGATAAGCCTTATGACTGTCTCTGAGGATGATAAGCCTGACAAGCCATTCAATGAGATACCACAAATAGAAAAATACGTAGAGCATTTCCTTCATTTGCTCGGTATGTATCTGCTCATGATTGAGCGATTCATCACTGATTGGCTTGTCTCTTCTTGTGAAGAGAACCCCGAAGAGGTTCACGTAACTGAAACCTCTAGGGGGAATAATTTTATTCTTGATAATCTTCATACTAGATAATGAATAATTCTACAAATAAATACGTGAGGAACACGTCTGCGAACCCTGCTATCTCCAGCCAATACCAAGGATGGAACTTGACATCCTTACTGATATACCAGATGCCGTTTGCCACCTTGAAGAAATCAATAGCAACTATATAGATGGTGTATACCAAGGCTATCACGAACGTTATCCACCAGCATACCGACAAGCACCAGCCAACACAACCTGCCGCAGCCACGATAGCTGCTGTCTTATGCACCGTATAGGCATCACGGTCGCAGTAGTTCGGGGCAAAGCCTACGAAGCACAAGCCTGCACAGCCAAGGAAGGCAAGGAACTGAATGCCCATGCCTGTATCGAGCAGGCAGATGAGCATGAGGAAAGCCACCGCAACCATGATCAGCGAGAAGAGCCAACCCATATTGCGGGGTTTCTTGAAAGGAGCAATTTCGCTGCCCGTAGTAGGCTGCAACTGATAATAGGTATCGCTCACCATATTAGGGATGCCGAAGCGCAAAGCCATCAACAGTAGATACCCTCCAAGCAAGAGAAACGAGATAAATGCAAGATACCACATAAGCCTACACCTCCATCTTTAGTTTCTCAGGATAACCTGACTTATAATCATAGGTCAGTACACCCTCAATGTTATCCAACTCGCTCACTGCCTTTTTGTGCGCTGCCGTCACGTTAAAGCACTCCAGGGCATACATTTCCAATGCTGAGAGCAACTGTATAGCCTTGTCGCAGTCTACCTCCAACTGATAGCTTCCCAGCCAGAGCGTAGTCTTCTCCTGCCCCATAGCCTTGGCGATGGTGGTAGAGTTCATCAGTCCTACTCTTGTAGCCTTGTCGAGCCATACCTCCATGCCGTTCAACTCAAAGGCATTTACGGACGAAGAGGAGTCGTAGGCTGTAATCTCAGCAAGCATCGACATCTTGGCTGCGGAGAGCACGGCTGCGGCATCATGAGGGGCGGTAGATGGGAGAGAGAGCCAGTACACATCGTAGGCATACTGCGTCTTCTCACGGGTTTCATACTCCATCGTTCCGTCATCGTTCATGGCTACGGGCACCTGCTCCGTGGTCTTCACATGCTCCTCATTGAGGGCAATCATTACTCTACCGCTACCACACACAAGCACCTGTGCCTGCTGGGTGTCAAAAATCTGTCTTGTCTTTTCCATCATTCTATTTTTTTAATTAATAATTATACATTAAATGCCCAGCTGCTTGCAGATCAGACTGCAGGCTTCCTGATTGCTGGTATGGAACTGCTCGAAATAATAGGATGTTCCTTCGGAGCAGATGCGGGTATTTACGGGCAGCGATACGGCTCCACTTTCTACCAGCTTGAAGAACTCCTTAATCTCAAAACTGCCGTTGTTGGTTACGTAGAGGTGTTTGCTGCCGTCATCATTGACTACGACAAACTGGAAACGCACGAAATATTCGCTGTCCTTGTTATTATTGCGCAGAACGTAGTCGGTAATATAAATCTCCTTGCCCTCTAGTTTGTTGAGCTTGATAAGCTCTCCTACCATTGGCTTAACCGCCATTCCTTTCTGGTTTTTCATTCGCAAAGAATTTAATCTGTTATTTATTATATAAATTAATTTCCTGCTGTCAGTCTTCACGAGCATTCCATGATAGCCGGCATAATGCTGCTTTCCACAGATGGCTCCACGTATAGCCCTGCGCCTGATTTCTGCCCTCACATTGACGAACGAGCCTCTGAAATGCTGCTTGCAGAACATGAAACCATCGGCTATCCTCACTATCTGATAGTCGTTCTTCATGTGCATGCCATATCTGCCTTCCAGATAGCTCATCTCCCAATGCACTGCCCTGATTACCTTCTCCCGGTCATCATCCATGATGATGCGGTTGTCGCCAAAGGCTCCATAGAACTGGGGACGGAACATGCGGTTTATCTCATAGTCCATCTCCGTGAGTGTGAGCATGGCGAACAGCTGTGATAGCGTACCACCAATGACGAGTGTTTCCGTCTGAAGAAGGATGTCGCAGAGCAGACTGCGGGTATAAGGACACACTATCGTATCGAACAATATGCCCAACACCACCTTGGAGCGCAATGACTCATAGAAATGACGGATGTCTGTAAGTCCGGCACTTGCCTTGTGGTGATACTGCACGTAGGTACGTATGCGGTTCACCATGCAGTAGGTTTTGTTGTTGCTCCACAGGCTTCTACCCTTGATGCCGGAATAGCACCAGGGCGAGAGTTTGTTGGTAAGTTTCTGCTGCAATACGAGAAGCAGAATGTTCTGCACGCACCGGTCGTATACGGTATAGATGTCTGCATTGCGGTCCTTGTCGTCCTTGCCCCGCTTGGTAATGATCCTGCGGGTGGTAGGCTGGCAATGATACGTCTCCTCGGTCAGCTCACGTATAATGCGGGCGATGATATTTTCCTTGTTGCGGATAGCATCACGCACTTCAGGCGAGTCGCTTGCCCTAGACAGGCATCTTTCTACTCCCATTCTTACTATAATTGGGTTGGTAATGAAACGTTTCAGATTCTGAAGTTTTCTTTTTCTGCTGGCTGTATCCAATTCCTGAAGGACAGCCTCCTTTTCGGCTTCTGTTCCCTCAGAGGTAGCTTTCAGCGGATAGCTGCCCATCACGTGGGCGCACGAGTCGGCAATATCGTCCGTCCAGAACGGCAGACTGCTGGCTTCATCCGCTCCATGCCCACCGGTGGCGACATGGTCTTGCGCTATGTTTAGTCTTGTTGACCGCGCTGCAGGGTGTTTCATGTTTTCGGTTTCTACCTGTTTGACAGCAAAAGCCCCGGCGTAATTGTCATTGCTATTGCTAACAGCGTTGTTGCAATTAGCGGTACGAGCGGACGCATTAGCGTTATTCGCGTTGCACCCGACAACAAGGGCCTTCTCCCTGCCTGCGCTCTTGTCTTCGCCCAAAGTGCATGGTTCGGATACCGAGTTGGCATCCTCCACATGAGAAGGCGTGCCATGCACTTCCTGGCTAGACTCACCCACCGAACAGCCGTACATCATCCCATTTACTGATGATGGCTGCTTCGCTGAATCGTTATTTTTCTGTCCGATGAGATTTTTCATTATATTTTACTTTTTTGTTACTTCGTTATCTGAAATTATTTCCTCCCACCCATGAAAATGAGGGCGCGCCAAGCGGAGCGGCTAAAAGCCGCCGCTCCGCCGCTATATGGCTTGCTTGAGGCTATTTAGTCTAAAAGCCGACAGCTTTTTAGTATTGCTGCCTTATTACTGCTTGAGTTTTAGCTGAGGGACAGCAAAAGCCCCGGCGTAATAGACAACGCCATCGCTAACAGCGTAGACGCAATGAGCGGCACGAGCGGACGCACCAGCGTAAAACGCGACGCACCCGACAACAAGGGCCTTGACACCCTCCTTGCCAACTTCTGGCAAGCCATTGCTACCATAGCCCCACATGTAATTGCCGTTCCAGGTGAAGCAGCATTCATGGGTATGGGCATTACCGCTGAAACCGGTAAAGCAGAAGAGAGAATGAGAATAGTCAGCCTTGCTTATCCAATTCTGATTACCGCTGACGATAACAACATCTGAGAGTCCCTTCAGGATATTGAAGTCCTTGGCACTGCCAACGTTGCCATAGGCTGTATCATTGGTGAGAGGCTGCATATCCTGCCACTTGCTGGCACAGTAAAAACGGTTGTAATAGCCGCTGGAGGTTCTCCCCGTGAAATAATGCGCTCCACTCAACTGACGGAATAGACCGTCCATCGGAATACTCAATCCACGATAAATAGAGTGGGAGAACTTATAGATGATATATCCACCTGCAAGACTCGTAGAACCGGAATAGCAACTGTCGGCGCAATTCATCTTGACATAGCAGTTTACTACGGCAGTCATCACACCATCGCCAATACCCTGACAGTTAGGCACGTCACGCACGATATAATATCGCTTGTTAGCTGTCATGCCATCGCCATTGTTAATATTGACGCTACCATCAGAAGAGCAGACCATATTGCCGCTGGCATCCTCATAGAAAATGTTGGAAGAAGTGCCAATTTTAGACTGCAATTCTGCCTTCGTAATCTTGTCGAGAACGGAAAGCGCCTCTCCGTTCCGAGTAAAGCCGTAATGCTGAGAACCTACCAGTTGGTCTACATTATATTGCGCACTGCCACTAGCACCATTTTTCACACTCTGCGACATCAAACCTGCAAAGCCTACAACCGTCTTGTCACTCTTGAACATCTTGATACCACTGTTGGCTTCTATCTTCGCACTATTCCATGTAGAATCATCTACGGTTTCCTGTTGAGTGCATCCCACTCCCATGCAGTAGAGGTCTGTAGTATTCAGCGTGCCACACTCTGCATACATCAGCACAAGCAACAACTCATAGAACTCATAATAGCAACCCATGTAAGGATAGTTGGTGTTGGCATCCGCATTCTTATTCTGTGCATTATGGATAGACTGCAAGGCGCTGACATATTGAGTAGGATAACCCGCTCCGCTAGCCTTGAACACTTCCTTGAGTAACCCGCCAGGAGCACTGTAAGAACCTACGCCCGCATCGCCGATGACACAATGAGCCTGAGAACGCTCATCGCCAGTCAGCTTGCAGTTGACGGCATAGAAAGGAGAGATGGCGAAGGGGCTGAGCAGCTTGGCTGCATGGTTCTGCCAGTAGCATGGGATAACGCCCACGCCGATGCAGCTCATCTCATTGCTGCCTACCGTCTCATTGCCCTTCAGTAGATAGAGCGGAATATCGCAATAGAGAAGAATATCGCCCTCCGTGCCATCTACCGCCACATCCTCACCATTAGAGGCAAGCGTTATGCGGCCCTTGGCACATTCATGCTGAAGGACGGCTTCGTTATCTACACGCTTCACGGTTCCGAGCTTAATATGCGAACCAAGCTCACGGATCAACTGCCGACCGCCATAGATGTAGTCGCTTGCAGGAGCCGGGTCAGCATCGCCCGATATGCGTGCAAAGCCACAGAACGGGTTCTGCGTCTGAAACGCATCCATCAGCGCCTTGAACTGAGAAATGCTGTCATTGACCGGAGTCTTGTCGAGCCATACCTTCCATTCCTCTGCCGAAGCAGAAGGCTGGGTGACGTTGTTGTCTATCAGGGAGAGGAAGATACCATCCTGAGTATGCACGATGTCATTAGTCTCGTAGGTAACTCCCTGCTGCCAGTTACCCTTGTCAGAAACGAAGGCGTTACCTAAAAGAATTTCTTGCTGTTCTGCCATATTATTATTACTTTTAAAAGATTGATAATTAAATTCTGAATACTAACTTGTTTCCCTTCTTCACTACTCGCTCGCTCACGTTGCTGCCGTAGTCTACGATATAGAGCTTGTTGCCAACATGCTTGAAGGTAGGATACATGGCTCCACCTCGTGCCACAATACCCGTGTCCTCATAGGCGTGGGTCTTGATGTTCCATTGCCACCAGTTGCCGTTATCACCCATCTTTACCGGATGTTCATTCAGCTCTTTGGCAATGGCGGTCTGCGTCTGCGAGTTGGTAATGGCAGCAGAGGTGTCCTGCTGTCGCTTGGTTTCTGCCGTCTTGCGTGCCGTCTCGTTATTATTGCGGGTAGTTTCTGCGCTCTGACGTGCCTTTTCAGCTTCTACTCTTGCGGTTTCAGCATTCACTCTACCGGCTTCTCCCTGAATCACCTTGGTATAGGCTTCGGCAAGGGCAGTAAGGTCAGGATTCATGTCGGTATATGCCACCGCCTGCGTCCACGTCTTACCGTCATCATAGCTTACCTCTATACCCATTGTACCGCCACGGAACTGCGGTGTCTTTCCCTTAGCTGCTACGCCCAGGTCCTTGCCGTCAATTTCCCAGTTGCCGTTGGCATTGATGCTAGGCTTTATGCCATTGACGAGATAAGCCCTTACGAACTCAGCAGGAATCTTGACCTGCAAGCCGCTAGCCGTGTAAACCCAGAAAAAGTCTGTGCTAACTACTAGGCGTGAGGCGGTGCTCAACTGACTGGCTATGTCATTTATTTTTGTTTCTGTTGCCATAAAATTATTGATTTAAAGATTCATTGATTGCCTTGCTGACTGCTTCGATGAAACAAGGAGCGGTGGTTTTCTCCACCAGCCCCTTGATGATGTCGAGCTCTTCCTGCGAGTAGTCGGTTTCATCACTTCCGTTCCACATCTTAACGGCAAGAGCCTGTCCTGCCAATCCCAAACCTGCACCCTGAGAATAGATGATGTTCGCAATCTGCTTGCGTGCGTCTACTACCTGACACTGGCTCTTGTCGAGTGTCACGAATACTTCGAGATGTTCTAACTTAACTTTCATATTCTTTGCTTTTTATTATATAACAATATTTTACTTTTTAAGAATCATTACTACATTCAGAGAACCACGTATCGCCATCAAATACAAGCTGGATATGCTCGTACCTTCTGGAACTCGTGAAGTCTCCAGATCTTCCACTTGCAGTATAATAATTAACTCCAGTAGGTGCTTTTATTGTAACATTACCCGTTCCTGCTCTTATAACAGTAAAAACATCTCCTGTTTTAGCACCTGTTGCAGAAGTTGGCAAAGTTATCGTGATGCTAGATGAATTGTTGCAGCGGATACACATTCCTGACGCATAAATTGAAGCATTATTGCGCAAATCCATACTGTAAGAAAGTGGGACAATAGGAACACGGAAACCAACGAATGTACCATTTTCCATTACAATGCCAGGGTATTGAACACTAGTATTGGAAGCACCAACGTTAATATGGATTCCTGCCTGAGTTGTAGAACTTTGAGTAACAATACCATAATTTACGACAGATAGAGCAAAGTTATAACTATCATAGGTAAAACTCTTTGCATCCAGAACCACCATGCGGGTAAAGGTATTTCTTTCCTCTCCAATAACTAATCGTGCATTGCTACAGACAAGATTATTATCTTCCAGTTTGAAGCCGCCAATCTGTCCGCTCGTAGCCGTAATCTTACCCGTAATATCCGCATCGGTCGTCTTAAATTTGCCACCCCTAGTGATTGAAGTAGTAGCCGTGCTACCTTCAGTACCGCCTATCCAGAACGCGTAATCTGCATTATTCTGTACCCAACGGAATGAACCGAAGATATTATTACCCTCCATCAGGTTAAACTGCTGCCCCTGAGCAAACTTCAGAACCGCATTTTTGGCTACAATGAGAGGAGAATACATCGGACCAGCATCACTCAGTTTCGTCCATAGCTTATTTTTGTCAGAGTCAACTGCCGAAGGGTCGAATGAACTACCCGTAGCCGTATGCGTAACGTTGCATTGATAGATAGACCAGCCATCGTTAGCATTGTTATCCTCAATATATATCAGGTCGATATACTTCTGTTCCTTGGTCAGGGCAGAATCATTATGATACGTTGCACCGCTCTTCCATCCTTCGGAATTTCTGACGATGCAGCCGTTCTTGCCCATCTTTCCGGCTTCGGCAAAGTTGGCTACCACAACAGGCTGACTCCAATCGTCCTGAACGGAGTCAGTACCATGTTTTCCTGCACGAACAGACTCCCAAATGAACCTGTTTGTAGACGATACTGCTAGCCGTTTTGCCGTCCATCCTCCCTGCAAGATACCATTTGTACGGTAAGGCTTGGCTGGCACTGACGTATCGTTAGCGGTAGCGATATAGGCGCGCTCCATAACGATGGCTTCAGCCTGCATCGGCATCGCCTTGCTCCAGGTTATGTTGCCTACAGCATCTACGGTTCCGTCGGTACGCCACAAGCTCTCAGTAAGAGCTATCATTGCTTGCCAGGCAAAGAGACCATAGTCGCCGTAGCTGTCGTTGCTGCCATCCTTGAAATATCCGATAAAGAAATAATATTCTCCTGCATCAGGCATGGATAATTCAGCAACAAGGCTCTGTCCGTCGCCGCTTACTTTATAGGCATACTTCGATTTGCTGAGATATTCGCTATCTTCCTTTATCTGATTGCCATCGCTATTGATAACCTCAGACGGCAGATAGAGACGAGAGATACATACCAGGTCGTAGTTAGCTTCAGAGTAAGATTTCATCATCACTCTGAGATAGCTATCTCGGAAATGGTTAACAACTTTAATACGGCGTATGCACTTGCCGTTGTTGCCAAGAGAGGAAGGAGTCTTATAGAAAGTTTTCTTCTGCTTGATACCATCTAACAGAATTTCACTTTTTTCTGTTCCCCATGCGTTAGTACTGCTGTTGTACCGGTCGCTAATCTCATCTGTTGTAATCTTGCCACCCAGCACGATACTCTTACCCCCCGTAGTTGGAGCCGTCTTTGTCCAGCCACTGCCAATATCATCCTGCGCTTTATCATAGTCGGCAAGCGTTTTCGGGGTAGGAAGAACTGATGGTTCTGAAGCTGAAGACTGATAGCCTACGATGAGACCATCGCCATCCTTAGCCTTATACCCCTCGCATGATACCGTATATTCAAGATCACCCTCAGAATAGACGGTTCGAACCACCTTCCACAGCCAAGGCTTGTCGTCACTGAAATCAGTTGGCATATCCGTACTTCCGTGATACCATATTTCGTTAGCATCAGGAGCATCCGTCAGAGAATGCCATGCAATAAACTTCGTTTCCTGACGGACTATACTTCTAGGATAACGATTGAAAAGTTGTGGCATCGAGAACTCACCATCACTGCCAAGTTCTCCCCGCTTATAAGCCACGAAAACATATCTTTTATCCTCTGTTGGAGCCATCAGGTCATCCTGCCATCCATCAGTAAGTTTTCCGTTTGTTCGCTTAGGTGCAGAGAAATCATTATTGAGATAATTAGACTGATAATAGATATATTCATACCCATCACCGTCCGAACCCGTCACGTTAGGCACTACCTTCACGGTCACATAGTCTATATAGATTGAGCCGTCGTCATGCGTGCCCGTAACTTTGAAGACTATAGCCTGCGAGGTAATACCGAGTTTAGCACCTTCCTCGCACTTTATTGTAGCTACATTGCTGCTGATAGAGCAAGAAACATTACTGAGCGTAGAACTGTATTTTTGGATAGATGAGATATTACATTCATGCCCATCTACGAGAAGGCTAAAACCAACTTCCTCTCTGAATGCCAGAAGAGCATTGCCATTGCTGTCTGTCGGAATAGTGACAATATCATCGGAAGACTTTGCCTTAGGCGCATGCTTGCCGAAATGAGCATATTCCGCAGGGTCAGAGAATGCACCCCAATGACCATTAACAGACACTCGCTTGCTTACCCATTCGTACAGATTCACTGCATCCACGCCAGTAGGGTCGTCCGTCCATCCATCAGGAACAAACTCCTGGTCTGTGCGCTGGTATTCCGTGTTTGTCGCATAGTCGCTAGGAGTAGGGTTGGAAGGAGCTGTGTTTTGCAACTTAAAGATATACTCAATACCCTTACCGTCCTTACCGAATGCAAGCACAGGAACAGATTCCTTATCTAGCATCTGATTGTTCTTGTCGTAGAGAGCGAAAGTAACAATCTTATCTGATGCTGACACAGGTACATCTGTTCCGATACCTACGGAAGTCGTTGCATTCTCGCCCTTTCCGTATTTCAATGTCATTCCCGAAGGAAGGGCAGTCAGCTTGTATCGCTTGTCGTCTGACGATGTAGCATAGACATCACAGCTCACGGAATTGACCGTCTTGTTTCCGTCCTTATCCACTACGATGCTGTCCGAAGAAGGTATCAGCTCATAGACTACGGTATCAGCTGATTTGAGGATTGTAAGCTCCCTTGTATACTCGTAGCTAGCTCCTGCGTATCTGCCAACAACCGTGATGTTCATCTTTGTTACCTGAGCGAGGGTATCGGCAGTAAGGTTATCCGCATCAATGGTAATCACCTTTGCCTTGCCGTCAATGCTCATTGAAGTTTTCAGACCAGCTATCTTAGAGATATTGAGCGAGGAAATCGCCCATGGTTCGTTATGATACATCAATGACACTTTGGTCTTGATGGGAAAGCCGATATACTTGCCAGCTCTGGTATTCCAGGCTACCGATGCGCTCTCGTTACTCAAATCGCACACCATGAATGGGAGCGTATCGTGCTGAATACGGATAGGCATCTGCACCATCTTCGAGGTCTTGCCTTCAAGCTCTACCACAATCGTTACCATTGCATCGGTTGCCTTTCTCATCGCATCATAGTCAAAGGTGGCATCATCTTCTGTTCCAGCCACTCCGTCCTTGATATTGCGAATAGCGGTAACAAAGATGGTAGAGTTCTGTACCATCACCTCACAATCTTCGCTTACGGCATGTACACGATAATGACCTGCTGTCACGTCCTCAGTATTGCCATCCTCTTCGAGCAGAATATCCATACCCTTGCGCACGAATACAGCCGTAGAAATGCGGTACTGTTTTGTAGTTTTTTCCTCGTCCTCGGTATAGAGACCGTTAATGACATTGCCCATATCATCTACCGTGATAACGCTTTGATATTGCGAGAGACTTACATCATAAGCCTTTGCCTCCTCACGCAAGTCATCCAGTCCCGAAAGACCTTGCAGATAATTAATGTTACCTCCGAAGTAGATGTTGTCTTGAACATAGATACCGTTGCCTTCAGGTCGCACGATAGAGCCATCCTTCTTGACAAGGGTCAGACCGCCCAACCATCCGTATCTTGCTACACGGTTCTGAGACTGCACTTCCCATGTTTTGACTCCATCCAAGACTTCGATATAGCTATTTCCTCGTGAAGAGAAATACATGCTGCTCTGGCGCTTCTCATCGGTAAAGCTGCCGTATTGGGCAAAGTCCATATATGCGCAAGGGTCGGGAGTCACTGAACTTTTCTTGCCGTACTGGAAGACGAACTTACCCTTCTCATTCGTAATGATATGCATCACGTAGAAATAGGTAGAGAAGAAGCCCTTGTGCTGAACGAAGTTGCAATCGTCCAAAGCTCCTTCCTCTATCTTGTCTGCTCCATGCGCATTATCTATATCGGCATAGAGACCACGGCAGATGTCACCCACCTGCAAAGAACCGTAATCATTCTCCTCAAGATGCAGGGTGATAGTACGATTCTCCACGTCCACGCTCTCGATAGTACCATATCCGTTCGTATTCCACTGTTCTGCTTTGGTTACGGAAATCTCATTGAAAACGAACTTAGGTGCTGATATGAACTGACGGGCATAGATAGACTGTACTTCGAGGTTGCCCTTCTCATCTATCTGCGCGCCCTGACCGTAAAGACCAGAAGAGAAGTTGTTGGTAAGAAGACGGAAGAGGCTCAGAGTACCATCAGCAGACCATGTTCCGTTACCTTCGCCAATATTCAATCCTTGCAAGAACTTCTGTACCTTCTCCCAAGTTACTGTGCCCTTTGCAGTGTCGTCTTTTATCCTGTTTAATCTTTGCTCATCTATTGCCTTTGCTGAATACACGTTGTAATCAGTAGGTGCAGTCTTATCATAGCTCTTTATGATATAAATTGATTTTCCACCGCCACCATTGCCATTAAGATAACTCTGTCCGTTATAGACAAGTTCCTCAATTTTAGACTCCATTGCATTGAGTCGTGAATATGACGGTTTTTCTCCAACATAATATTTAGCTCCATCATAAGGAATATCTAGGCAAAACTCATATCCTATAACTCTTGAAGACCTATGACTGTCACCATAACCTTTATTATAAAGGTTTACTCTGTCTCCGACTCCATGCAAGTTACCCCTACCCTGATTATAGGAATAGTTAGCCTCAGCGGTACATGTATATGTCGTAGGGTCTATCATAGACTTCTTCAAATCCTTTATGGCATCCGTCAGCAACTCATTGGAAGCGGAAGAAACCAAAGTATCGCCCAATTTGGTAGAATCCCAATTATAGAGAACAAAAGTATCTCCATCCTTCGGGTGCAAAGTTATATCCGGCAAGAAACGACCATAATCCTCATTTGCAACAATCTCAAATACCTGCGACATAGGATTTATCTGTTCCTTTCCATCTTTCAATATCGGATTACCATCATCGTCTTTAAGTATTTCTTCAACTCCATCTGGATTAAACTCACATTCGAAGTCCATACCATTAAGAGAACCGCTTTGGAATACTATATGCAGGTTTTTACCACTAAGAATATATGACTTTCGAAAAGCCATATCACCTGTTTTTTCGCCATCTTCATTGATTATAGAAAGTGAGTTTACACGATAGAATGTCCTTTTGATAAAGTCACCTTCTTCAGGTGTACTTTCATCCTCTACATCTTTTTCGTATGATGTCACCTTAGACGTTTTGATAAGATTTCTTGGATAAATATCATCATTTGTAGTTACTCCCTCAACATACTGGTCTTCACGGAGTCCACTAACTTGTATATATCCATTTTTCAGTTCAAAGCCATTCTCTGCTAGCAATTGCTTGTTCTTGTCAGAGCATTCTGCTGAATTTGGTAGCATGAGACGTTTTTCAACAACACCATCCTTTGTTATATCCGCATCAGCATCATTCTTATATCCGCTAGGCAAGTTCCTTGCAGCTCCAAAAGCATATACCCTGTTTGCATAAGTGGATTGGCTTTGTGAGCTTGACATAGAAACGATATTGTCGTTAAGTCTGAAATCAGTAATAGCATTCGTATTCTCACAAGTTCCAAAATGCAATATATTTCCCTCAAACCACCATTCACAACCAAACGTCTGGGCTATATTCGCAATAGCATCCAACATGCTAGAATTGGAATAGGTTATCAGCTTGGCTGCATTCACATCCACACTTGCGTCTATAACATAAGTATAGTCCGTTCCTTCTCCATCAAATTTAGAATCATAAAGATAAGACTTGTCTAACTTCGCATAATAAGCTAGACTTTTCATTATCACCTCTACATGGGTACTTATTGTTGAAGTAAGAGAGAATGTCGCTTCTTGTGAACCTGTATTCGGACGATACTTCAATATCTTGTTCTTGAACTTACGATAATATGCATCAAATTGAATTTCATAGGAATATCCGATAGTATCATTATCTTTGGCCTTAGCTAAATCTATCAGTTCAAATCGACCATATGGCGTATCTATAAAATCACCAAGCAAGAAATATATCGGCTTAGAAAGCTTAAAGGAAAGCTTACAATAATGAGACTGCATCAGTTCATAATGAACCAATGCGTCCTGTGTGACGGGAACAGAACATCTTACTTGTATGTTTCCGTCATTATCGTAATACTTAATGTCAATTTCATTATAAGTTTTCATAATTATTCTATATCTTCAAATTCTTTTAAAGTGAATTTTTCTCTATCCGAATCCGTCAACACTCCCCTGTTCGTTGGATTATATTCTATGAACTTTAAGCTCTTCTTACCGATAGCACCACCTTTTCCCCTTGAATAAGTAGGAGATTTTCTCGCACAATACAAACGGTATACATCATCTTTCGATTTCGGAACCTGTATCGTAACAAAACCATTATCCATAAGCGCATCAAAGGCTTTTACCCTTTTGTTATAGTCGCTATGGTCTCTGCCGACAATAACAAACTCCAAGGTAATGCTTCTTTCTGCCTTTTTGGGACGGATAGGAACAACTCTAGTTCCATGCTCTGTCCTTACTTCATTGGTTATATAACTTTTATTGTCTGCGTCAGCTTCCAACGCATCCAAAAAGCCATATCCCATCCTGATCCGATAGGTAGTCCAAGCATCTTTTCCGTTTATGATAAGTTCATTCGTGTTCATACCGACAAAGTTAAAAACAAAATAGTAAATAACATTATATCTTTATTACAACGCTTTCACTTAAAATTTAAGTGAAAAAGGGCGCAAATCCAAACAGGAAATGCACCCAAAAAACAATAAGCCTTTGATATTATGAAGTTGTATTTTCGTTTCCCCTTACTTTTGCGGCTAACGCTACTTTATCTTCTGCATCCTTGCGTATCTTTTCAATTTCTTCAGCAGGAGCATCCGTAAGTGCCAACATCTGAACAGCTGTCTCTAGAGACAGAACACCTTGATTGTATAGTTCCGCAATAACTTTCCACTTATCTTTTTTATCATCCTCAAAAGGCTCTGCAAAATCGAATTCAACCTCCAATTTGTCCAATTTGCTTCTCTTCTCAGGATATAGTTCCTTCATCACGGCAATAATCACATGCGACAATCTACCGACAAGCTCTTCATAGATTTCCATTCGGTTCGCCCTCTTGATATAGCCCAATACCAACGCTCGCTTTATACCTACACTGGTAAGCGTGCTCATGGCTTTCATAAGTTCCGGTGACATATCCGGTGTAAATGTATCAAACAATATAGATTGAGCCAAGTCCTCTTTCTCTGCCTTGCGGATTTCAGAGTTCTGAGGAGGATTGATATATTCAAACCTAGAATTCTTTCCTGTCAATTGTATCAGCTTGCCTGGCTTGTTCCGCTTAGGGATTGATTGTATCACGTCAGCAGTTGCCGCAGCTATAGGGTCGGCAAAATAGTTATTCGTATCTCCTATCTTAGAGTCCAGCATCTCTTCACGTTCCATTCTTGGCTCTGCACCATCCCATGATTTAGGTTGGCGAAAGTAGATGCCGTTAATCTTTCCGGTTGGATTAGGATACTTATACACTTTCCATCCAAAGCCACCACGCTCACAATGATAGTTGAAGACCGATGTCAATATATCCCAACATTCGACAGTTTTTGACTCTCGTTTAAGAGAATAACCTATTGCAAAAGCAAGCATGTTTCCGTACTGGTCGAACAACTCTCGCATCTTATGCCCCTTGGAACGGGCAGCAACATATACGTCAACGTGCATGTTTCCATCTTTTTGTGAGAAATTAAAAACAAGTCCACTTTCAGTTTCCGCTCCGGCAAGACGTTTGCATTGTCGCAACTTGGTATTGAAGTATATATTCTTCAAGTATTTTTTGTATAGCTCAAAGGCTTCATCGTCACCTTCTACTTTCTTCCACATAATGGGATTACCTAACAAGAAGAACAACTCTACCTCATTGATGTATCTCTGTCTTGTTCTTGCCAACTTCTCCGTCCTGTATGGTTTTTCTCCCTTTACCCGTTTATCCTCACGGCTCATCACCTTGTGAGTTTGCGGATTATATTCCGAAATGGCATTATCCACATCGAAATCATGTTGTTCCATCATGTTTACGACAGAATCAACATCATTATCTTCCAAACGTTCGAAGATATTTCTCTCCACACCCAATGCATTGAGCGTGAGGTTTCGAAAATATGTCTTTATCTGAATAATTGAATCTACAAACATCCTTATAACTTTTTGAAGCAAAGGTAATAATAAACATGGTTTCTACATACTTTAATCTACGTATGCCTTTCACTTAGTTTTTAAGTGAATAAAAAAAGACTATTTACTAAAGAATCTATCTTTATTTAGTAAATAATCTTTTTTATTTACACAGAACTTTTATTTACCCTTACAGAATACTCACACTAACTTTCTAATAGTTAAGTACTTGTATTTTTATTACAAAAGTAATTATATTTGTCATTTAATACACTCCTAAGTCTGATTTAGATGCTTTTCTTGGCTTCATCACCTTACCGAGTAATACGGCAAGAATATAATATCTTGCAGCATCTATCAAATGGTTATCATGGTCTTCGGGAACATTGATATAATTACCATCCTTATCCTTTGACCACACATATTTACGGAACTCGCTCTGTAAATGGACTGATTGCCTAGTTGTGAAGATTTCGAATGTCTGCATCTTGTCAATACCAGCCAATATAGAGCCTGCACCCTTTTGTGCTCCATATATAACTATTCCACCAAGAGCTACCTCATCTATAAGTCTAGGGTCAGCACTATCCGCATACACAAACAAGCCTTCGTCCGCATAAGGGCGCAAGAATTTTATAATATCACTGGACAACATTTCCGTTCTATAGCAAAGTTCCTCTATGTATAAGCGATTGTCTACGATACCACACTTCACAATGGCAGTATAGTCTTTTGAATATCCCCAGTCTACACCGATTGCTACTTTCCTTGCATTGCTAGGGAACTTATCCACAATGCCAACATGCTTGAATATTGCACCCTCTGATACGTCAGACCATCTACCTATCATTATATGAGCATATTTCTCCGGTTCTTTCTCCTTCATCTCTAATACCTCGTTAAGGAACTCCGGTGAAAGATGCTTTATGTTATCAAGATAGGTCGTATGTATATGAAGTACTCTAGGGTCTGTACTGATCTGAACAGGAACTCCATCAAAGTACACCTCTTTATGTGTCTTTTCGATGAAACGCTTATATACCCAATGATTTGAATCACAAGGGTTCATAATGATTATTACTCGGTTGTGCAAGCCTTTCTGACGGATTGAAAGCATGATGCGCTCAAAATCCTCCTCACTCGTCCATTCCTCAGCCTCATCAACGACAAACGTAGTCACACCATGAATAGACTTTAGCTTAGCAGTCTGATTACCACTAGAAGTATTGATACCACGGAACATGATTTCAGCTCCTGTCATTTTGTTGACTATATCAGTCTTCGTGTTCTTGAAGTAATCCTGTGTGCCATCAATCTCTATCTTCTCTTTAACCTCTGGAATTACGGAAATAGCAGCACTCACCATCGTATAACGTGTATAAAGAATCTTATGTGCAATCTTTCTTTCCGCATTGTATTCGAAAGTTAGTCTTTCGATAAATTGAGAGGCAGAGAAACTTTTTCCTGACGCACGACTTCCTGTAATAAGGTAAATGAAATGCGTCTTATCATTATACAACGGATAATAAACGGAATGTGTTTTTGACATTATTCACCCTCCTTTTGTTCTTCTGCTTCCTGCTCAATCTCTCTTTCTATCCACTTATTGACGGATATACCTTTCTTAGGGTCAAAAGGAATACCCTTTTCCTCTTCATCCTTCTTACCTCTCTGTATCTCTCTCCAAGTCATATCGTAATGGAATAGCCAAGTCGAAAGAGCTTGTATGTTAGGTGGAGTCTCCTGCTCGGTTTCTCTAGTTTCCACTACTATATCATCTGTCATAACTCCATCTACAACCATGTGTCTTTTGGTGGTTGTTTTGCCTTTTACTTTTACACCGCCAAGGGCACATTTGAGGTATCTACCACGCACGATTGCATTAATAAACTCTCTGCCACGCACGAGGGATTGAGTTATTCTTTCGCCTCTTTCCGCATTTTCGTCTTCATTCCAATTCTCGTATTTTCCGTTTTTCATTCGGTTGAAGACCTGTGGATTTAGGTCAACCCCAAACTTCAAACCAAGGGCGTAGGCAATTTCAGAGTCCTTCTGACCTTGCTTTGCAAGCTGTTCTATCTCATCGTAGAAAGCATCGCCATTGTAATCAAATTTCGGTTTTGCCATTTTCTTGTATTTATTATTGTTTCGCTATATATTGGGCAGATGGGATTTATACCTTGCCTCTTATCTTGTTATACATATAGAAAGGAACGGCTAGTATAAACATCGGTATAGCCAATGCCATAGCTATAGCCAAGTCCGCTATCTTAATTAATCTTTTTCTGTTTGCCTTCATAATCTTTCGTTATTTATGAGTTGACCAATTGCCCTACCTTGTTTATCAAAGGAGTAAAGAGACACGACACTCACATATTGAATGCGTTCTTTCTCCTCTTGCCAAGAAACATAGAAATAATCATAAATGGAATGAGCATAACTATTGTTATTGCCGCTATTATGTACCCTAGTAATATTCTTATAATCTTTTTCATTGCTTATTCGTTTATATTCGTTTTGCTACTTTCATAAGCATTTCTCCCTTTATTACCTTATCGGTTTCGATAAAGCCAAAGGTGCTCATAAAACGCTCCTTGTTCTCTATATTGTCAAAGGAAAGCATGACGTAAGACTCGGCTTCTAAAGCTTTTTCCGCTGCCTTGGTATTTACCTCTTTCTTTACTTGTTGCATACGCTCTTTATTCGCTTGATATTGAGCCTCTTGCTGCTGATTGGCTATAATTTGATTTTGCTCAATCTGTCGTCTCTGCTCTTCTTGCACTTCCTTTGGTGCTGGCATTTTTCTGTTTTCGCTTTCTTGGGCAAATGGGTCTAGTAAGGAATTGAGTTCTTTGCCTAACTCGTCTTCGCCTTCAGTCTTTACCATCGCATCATATCCGAATAGAGAAAGGTCTTCTTCCGTTAATCCAGCATCCATATAGTTTATGTCCGGCAGTAATTCACGGACTTTCATGTCATCCCATTCTCCATGAGCATTCTCGGAATTAAGCATGAGATTCAGTTCAACTTCGGTCTTGTAATCCACATCTATAGCCTCAGCCAAAAGAGCATAATCCTTTTCGGGATAGCCCATAATCTCATCCATTATGGTTACCTTTTGGTTGCCGCCTACGATGGTCATTGTCTGCTTATTGACGGTTATACCACCAACAACGCCATATTTCCTTATGGAACGTTTCAATGTAGCTTTCTGCTGCGGTGAAATCTTCCTTGGATTATATGGTGCTATCTGCACTTCGGAGCGTTTAAACTCTTCTTGCTTGCCTGTGAAATAATCTCTTGGTTTCGTCATCTTATCAACTCATTGTTTCTTGCAAAGGTATGAATAATAATTGTTTAAAAGAAATGTTTGTCTGCGTGTCTTTTCACTTTGTCTTTTTAGTGAAATAACATATCGCGGCAACATGTTAATTGGCTTTTATTTTGGTTACTTTTGCACAAAAAAAGATATGGGAGACGTTGGTAATAATGGGGCATATGCTAGGCTGAGAGCACAAGCTACCTCTATGCGGAGAAAAGCCGAGTCGGTTGGTAACAAGCTACAAGCTATAGCTGAAGGTATAGCTAAGAAGTATGGAGCAAGGGTCACTCCTATCAATTACAAGAGTGTTGACTCCATTGTACGCAAGGCTAAGGGCGAGGCTAATGGTATTAAAGACATTAAGGACTCGTACAGAACAACTATCATCGCAGATAAAGGGTCAATACCGAAAATAATAAAAGACCTTAAAGGCAAATACAAAGGCTTTGAATTCGTTAGACTCAAGGAACAGAAACTGGATACTGGCTATTCAGGAAACATCATCAATATTCGGAACAAGAAGACCGGACTTATTGGTGAGATACAGGTTAACACCGCCAAGATGATTTACGCCAAGGAGAATTACTCGATAGCCTATAAGCTGTTGGGTGGGAAGACCATGCGAGAAATCTACAAAGAGACCAAGAAACCATCCGGTTGGGGACATGCATTATACGAGCAAAGTAGAACCGCCAAGAGTAACGGAGGTAAGAAGCAAAGGTCGGTATCTATGCAACAAGCTTACTATGCTACGTTTCAATAATTAATATATTTAAATTTCAAATAATAAACATTAATTTATTTGCAAGTTCAATATATTTTTTATATCTTTGCATTGTAATAAGGAGATAAAGACTATGAACAATAAAGATAAGAACAAAATCAGCCACCTCCTTAAAAACGGAGAGTCGGTTTATGTTTACTATTGGGAGGATGACATCGTTGTCCGTTATCAATATGTAAATAAAGAACTTATGTGTTACCCAAAAGGTAAAGGGCGTAAGCCAAAAGAGTTTAAGTTTAATGAGAACACCTATGCACAAGATGCTCTTGAATTAGGTGAGTTAATAACGAAAGAAGAATATGAAAGATTCTGAAATGATAGAATTGTGCCTCGGTATCGCTTGCAAGGCGCACAAAGAACAGATTGATAAGGTTGGATTGCCTGTTATATTGCACCCTATCCATGTTGGAGAAATGGGTAATTGTACCGAAGAAATTTGTGTCGGATTTCTCCATGATACGATTGAAGATACAGATATGACCTACGACAAGCTGTTATCACTAGGTGTTAGAAAAGACATTGCCGATAGTGTATGTGTCCTAACCCACAAGGAAGGTGTTCCGTATTTTGACTACGTACAATCAATCATTGACTCAAAAGATATGGTTGCAATACAAGTAAAAATCAACGACCTGCATCACAACCTATCGAGAGCTAAGAAGTACGGATTTCAAAAGCAATATGAAAAATGTACTATGGCATTGTCAATGATGGGAAGGTTCTTTCCACATGAAGAAGGACAATACTACCCATCCTTTGAATATATTCCTTAAGATGTACGCTTGCGGGTATAATCCCAACCTAATTCCTTTGCGACTTCACGAAGAGCTTTATTAGTACTAACTACATCAGCTCTGTCCCAAGCAATTGACAACTGCTCTCTACTCATTCTTCCGTGAGTGTAATCGGAACTTGGTTTTGCGACATATGAATTAAAATATTTCATACGCCTATCCTTTATCTTTCTTGCAACATTCACGGCTTGTCGCTGCGTACTTATTCCCCAACCATTCTTCGGTCTTTTCATAGAGTATGTATAAGTTCCTGTGATTGCTCTTACCTCAGATGCGTTATTTATGACCGCAGTAGCAATATCTGCACTGCTAAAGCTTCTTCCTATTCTACCTGCTATGTTGGTATCCAACCCTTCTCCTGGGTGGTTATGCGTCAATATTGCATCTTTGTAATTATAACCACTTGGTAATTTCGTACTTGTAGAAGTACCTCTTGTGGAATGGCTTATCTCTTTTCCGTTTTGGTCATAAGCATAAATACGTTCTGTCTTTAACTTTCTAATCTTAGCTTCAGTGTCGGACAAAGCCATATCCAATCCACGGCTATGTCCAGCATTGATTTGCCTATCCGCTCTTTCGCCTCGTTGAGGTCTGCCTCTATATCCTCTATCTGCCATATATAAATCTCCTTTTTTATTTGCAAAGATACAAAATTTGCAAGGGAGTACCTACATATCAAAGGTTTACAACTTCACTTATCTATATTGTGCAATCATTCTTTATCTTTGTTATATTTAACCTCAACACCAATCATCGTTTGTTTCACAAAAACCGCCTTACAAGACAACAACTTTCCATTCTTAGAGAATTCTTTATCCTTGTACCTAATATCATATTTGCCAATATGGTAATCGTAGCAAGCATCAATACAACTCTCTACAAGCTTCTTCTCTGCTTCGAAGTATGGCATTTCCTTCTTGGTCACTTTCGCAAGCCACTCACCACCTTGTATTAGGTCGAATATTCTTGAATACCCATCACGCAAGCCATTGCAATATGCGGCATAAAACTGCACTTTCTGAAGAGGAACTTTTGTACCTTGTTCCAACAACTTGACAGCCAACGCCCTAGCCTCATCATCTTGGCTCTGCTCTAGTATCTTCATTGCATGGTTTACAACTCTTCTTTCCTGTTCCGTCATGTTATTTAGAATTTAAGTTTTTCAGAAAGCTCAATCTGCCTTCTACTTGTGTAAATGTGTCATCCAACTCATTGTCACTCATAGAGGAATAGAAAGTATAACTGCATGGACGCATAGTAAATCCATCAATCAAGAAGACAGAGAACCACATAATGCGCTTTACACTACATTGTTTCAGATTAACTTCTAATGCTCCTTGCTCTACTTTTACGACAATATTATTGGTTGATTTAATGCTTAACGCCTTACCTAAAACATCATTATATACTTCATTCATTACTCTTCTCTTTAAATCCTACATATCTCTTCATTTCACTATAAGCTCTCTTCATAGCCTCAGCCGGAGAAAGATTATACTTTTTCTCAATATCGCTTGTTATATCCGCAAGATGCTTTCCAAACAACTCTTCAATATAAGAGTCATCTTTCATCCGCTGAATACCTCTTGCGTATATCTTAGCCTTATCCATACCCCATTCCAACCCCATTACGTGAATGAATTCATCCAATTGCATCAGGCTTTTCTTTCCGAAGTTTCGGAATTTTACCATATCGAACTTGGAATATTGCACCAAGTCTCCAATAGTATCTATGTCGGCAGCCTTTGTCACATTAAGGACACGAACTGGTAAATTACAATTAACTAATCGGATGGAGAACACCGAAGGGGGAACATCTTCAGGTTGTTCTTCTTCTTTTTCACCCTCTTGCATAATCAACTGCATTTTTACATTCTTAATTTCTTCTTTCAAGGAATTGTTCTCCTGTTTCAAGTCTGCAAGTTCTTTAATCGCATAGTTGAACTTCCGGATAGCCTTAATAACAATCTGGCGCACTCTCTCCCTTGAAAGTTCAAACTCTTCGGCTATATTACTAATCCTGTCCCCAATGAAAAATGCTTGCATAATCTTCTTCTCTCGCATTCCACCTTGTGACGTTAACTCCAATAACGTACAAAGTGAACCGCCTATCTTGTCATAGCTGAAAGAAGAAACGTTCAACGTATCATGCATTAACATTTGTATCTTCGCATTTACCTTGCGCTCACTTGCCAACAACTCTTTCTGCTCTCTATCAAGCAAGTCTTCTGAAACTGACAACATCTTGTACTTCTCGGAATACTTCTTGACATCATCAGCATTCACCCAAAAGCGTTTACTGCTCTTATCATTGTAGCCTCCAAGTAAGCCCTTGTTAACCCAGTTCGTAATCGTCTGAGGGTCAACACCTAAAAAAGCAGCGGCATCATTTCTTGTCATTCTCTCCATACAAACCCCTTTCTTTTATTTTTTGTTCTTGAAATACTCACCATAGGCATCAACCAAATCTTTTTCTGTGATACCTCTAGCTAAACAATCATTAGTAAAATCTACTCGTACATTATCATTCCTTTGAACTTTATTGTACCGCTTTGAATACTCTTTAATCAAGTCGGCAACTACCATATATGCTTTAATTTGGGAAGATTTAAGCATATCTACGCTAACAAAAGTCTTACAGATATTGATTCCTCGCTTATAGTCAATCTTTTGCAGGAAAAGCCCCATGCTTGTAGCTACAACCTTACTTGCGTCATTCTTGTAAATAAGCACCGTGTAAGCTACTTCTCTTTCGATGTGGGCAAGCACTCTATTAATTGGCATATTCTCTATTCCCAATGCTCGCTCGGCATATCTTCGCAAGAAATGGGGCGTATAACTGAACTGCTCTGCACTATTCTCTTCGTCCAATAAGGAGGCTACACAAACATAATCGTTAGTTTCCTTGCAATAGACAAACATATCAAAATAGAATTTTCTTATATTCCCTCTATCTACAAACACACATACCTTGTATTCAGTAGAATCTTTCGTCTTGAAATCATAACACTGGGTTGTATATCGTCCCATTCCCTTACGAAGCTCACGGATGAGTATCTTTGCTTTTTCGATAGCAAACTTTTCTAGCATAGGCTTATCTTTCTTGAATATCTCAAAAAGTTCACGCCCCGTCATAGAACCTATAATCATTCTTTTCCCTCCTCTTTCTTATTCAATTCGTTAGTAAAAAACCTTTTTAACCCATCGTATTGATTTACCACCTGTTCCAAAGCCTTATTCTTCTCACGCAACTCATCACGCTCTAAGAGTAACTTTCTGTACTTTTCTAACTCACAACTAACTTCTTTCGAGTGAAGCCTCTGTAGCTGATTGTTGAGTTCATTAAGCTTGTAGCCTTGTTCACGTGTTTTCTTACGAAGACGACACAATTCTTCTTGCATTTTGGAATAATTCTCCAAAACCCTAAGAATTATTCGCTCTTCGGATATATCCTTATTCATATTATTTTTTCTAGCCTTGCTCATATATCTAAAACTCCTTATCCTTTAAAAATAATACACTCCCAACCAAAACACCACCTCTCCAACCAAGGTGCTTTGCCTGTATTGTTGCCAAAGTATTTATAGGTTTATGTTTGAGAAGTCCTTCTTCATCGCACAATAATATGTTATCATTATCAAGATGAACCAACTCAACATATCCATCAACCAAAGCCTGAGCTTCCTCTAGAGTAATCTTTACTCCATTCTTTGGCTGCACCTCTTTGATGATGCAGCCTACCTCGTATAACTTCATGCTCTATAAATTTAAATAAGACATCATATCTTGAACGGCATCCATATCGTGCTCAATGCTCTGCTCATATTTGCTTTTAAGACTTTTATAGCCCTCTAATATCGTAAAGCAATAATGTTTGCCATCAAAGTAAAAAGGCAACTCATTGCAATTCTTTTTGTTTGCCGTGAAATTATAAGGACTCCCATGTTGAAAATCAAACTCGAAAGAATTGTTATCGTCCTTACATCGCTCTACTATCTTACTTCTCCATTCTGCAATATGCGCTTGCATCTTTTTTTTATCGTTAGATGTTTCTAACCATAACGTAGATAACGTAGTCCCCAATATTTCCAACTTGATAACATAAACGTTATTTGTAGCCACTGGTTTCAAAAACTTCAATGCTACATCCAAAGCGTTAGCCAAATCTCCACTCTTGCAATTATTTGCCCTAAATTGGCTTATTACTTGATATGCTGTATTCTTATCCATAATCTCAAAGTTTTAAATTTCAACACCAAAACTTTCTGCAAATATCTGAAGCATTGTCAGCTCCAAAATAACTTTCTTTGCCTCGTCTTCACTCATACCATAGCATACTGCAAAACGCTGACGTAACGTAAAACAATCCATATCGTGACGCTCATTTAAGAAAGCTATCATATTTCTTACTAATTCTTTGCTATTCATTCTCTTAGACAGTTTTTGTGGTGTGTCTCACCATTTTTATTATTTGTACTTTTCAATTGTATTAAAGACATTATCTAAAGCCTCATCGCAATATGCCGTACAAGTTACACATACGCCTCTAGAAATCGCCTTGTAACAATCCCTAAGACCAAGCAAACCACCAATAAGCTTAGATGCATCATAGCAAGTAAACTTATTCAAGTCCAATGCATCAATAGCATTAATACCATTTTCTGTAATAACACCTTTAATATCATTGATGAACTTCTTCTGCTTTTCGGTAATCATCTTCATAACAATTGTGCTAGTTTTTAACGTGCTCGCTCTGCACTATCTTGCAAGAAACTTGTCTTGCGGCAAATCTTCAAGTATCTCTTAAAGACATTGCAAAGATACAAAATAATTTTCTAACATGCAAGTGTTTTATGGTTTTTCTTTGTTTGTTTAACCTTTCTTTACTTATAATGTTTCTATATTACATACTTTAACAATATAGGCAGACTTTCACAAGCCTGCCTATATAAAAAGGAAATAATACATTATTATATATATAAATTAAAAAGAGTATTACTTGTTGTCATACCTATAAAGAATCACCCTACTTTGCGGAAACACCTTATATATACGCTCTAAGTCTTCAGGTGCATTATCCCTTAGCCATGCAAAACAATCCAAGTCCAAAGACAAACCTCCTGATGCATTCCCCACCTCAGCGTTCTCTGATCGCAATGCTCTGGAGTACATTATCGGCTTAGGTAGATGCCGATGCTTCATATATTGAAGGATTTGTTTTTGAGTAAAATCAGCAAGAGGATAACAATTCCCACCATGAATGTAATTTTCATCCTCATAAGACTTCAACATAAGGCTACGGTTCATTGAGTCTGCTTTCTTCATACCAAAGAACACGTATTCTATTCCGAAACGTATCTTTAAGGCTTTTACGACCATAGAAAGATTAAGTACCTTTACCTTTGGGTTCGGTACACAATACACCCCATAATGAAGATTGTATGTAGTATTCCAATGCGGAATTTGCTCGAACTCTATCTTCGGGTATCTTGCCCTCAGCCAGTTTATCCATCGCTGTATATGTTCCAAGTCTTTTACGAGATACATAAATACACACACTATCCGTTCAAACTTATCATACAATAAGTCCAATGTAACAATGGAATCCTTGCCAAGAGACATCATAACAATGCAATCTGGACTCTGTTCTCTAACCATATCAATTACCTTATAGGCAACTTCTATGGGATTCTTCCTCACTACAAGAGGCTTTACTCGCTTACGTCCCATATTACAATAAACCTAAGACCTGACTTCCGGAAACACGCATAGAGCTAGTGGCTACCATGTGCAGCATATCACAAAACAGCTGCTTCTGTTCCAAGCTTTCAAAGTCGATAAATATGAAGTTATCAATATCTTCCTGCCTTTTCATGCCGACATCAGTACAATGTTGCTTCTGCTCTTTAACCTCTTCCTTTGTCATCTTAGGCTTGGCAGCATGCTCGGCTACAATCTCTTCAGATGTTTTTTCTATATTTGGTAATTCCGTCATTGGTACTGGTTCAGCAACAGAAACCATCGGTTCATTCAGAAAATCCTCACTGAAGTCATTCATACCCGACTCTTTTAAAGAAGCTTCCAAATCATCTTGTAACATCTTGATTTGTTCTGTGTCCTGTTCCGTGAAGCCAGCAGCCTTGAAATCTATTTCGTCTATACTGAAATTCTTAGCAACCAAATTGTAATCTATTGGGTCTTGCGACTTCGCCATAAACAACAACTGCTCCTTTTCGGTCTTCTCGTCAAAATCAACGGCTTCTACCTTGATGTCATAATCGGTTTCGGGAGTACCATCATAACCTTGGATAAGGTCAACACTCATCACTCGCTTATGTCCGTCTATAAGATTACCTGTTGTCTCATTCCATTGAATACCACCAATGAGACCAACTTTCTTTATGTTAGCTTTCTGCTGTTTGATGTCTGCATCGGTATGTACCTTCGGATTACAAGGATTCAGATTTATCTGAGACCTCTTGATTATCTTTGTTTCACTTCCTTTTTTCATTTCAGTTCCTCCTTATTACTATTAGCTTTCAACATGACTATCCTTGCCATAGGGAATACCCTATATATCTTTTCTAAATCTGCCGGATATAACTCTTTGAGATACTTCTGATATTCTATATCCTCAATGTCAACTCCCGAACTTTGCTTATTCGTTCCACATACCTCTGGGTTCTTCAAGCGATGGTCAAGAATAAAATCCAAAATCTCCTTATTCTTATATGTAGATAATGGATAAAACTTCTTCGTCTTCCAATTAATAGCTTCCTTTCCATCCGTATAACTTCTTAGCATAAGTCGCCTGTTCAAAGAATCCGATTGTTTGAATCCATAACAAGCCCACTCAACTCCTAGCTTCTCCCTAAGTTTTTCGGTAATGTCAGCTAGAGTCCATTGCCTTTGTTTTGTGTTCTGCTTTATTCCCATATACCCTGTCTTAATATAATTGAATAAAGCATAATGGGGTACTTGAACAAATTCTATGTTCGGGTATTTGGCTTTAGCGTAATTATAGTAACGCATGATATGTTCCAAGTCTTTCACAAGATACATGAATACTACAATAACTCGCTTGAACTTCTTATAACATAAGTCAAGCAAGACGATAGAATCCTTTCCACTCAAAGAATGGAAAAGCAATATACTGTCTGTCTCCTTGGAAACATCGTCAATGATTTCTCTTGCTCTTTTTAGTTCTTGCATACATTATTCTCCTTAAAAACAAGGGGCGAATGAAACTTAATTCATTCAACCCCTCTAAGACTTTTAACCTCTTCTAAGTCTGCGGTTTACACGCTCTGTGACGTTATTAGCTGCTGTACGAGCTGCCAATGTACGAATTGCGCCACCGTAAGTAGTTCCTTGTGCGCCAGTGTTACGATATTCGATATTTCTACCACGCTGTCGTCTCTCACCTGCACGAAGACCTGTTGTACGATTTGTTACCGCTCTCCATTGGGTGTAACGATAACCTCTTGATGCCTCTGACATAGTTGTAACGTTTTAAGTCCACGAATCATAAACTACTCCCCTTGAGGAATTATCTAGGGTCAGTGGACTTACGCCCACCTACTTTAGAGTCGTTTTAGTTACCTTGTCAACAACAAAGAAGAAAAACAAAGGACGCTCTTTCTCCTTTTTAAGCTCCAACGCCTCGTACATTTCATCCAAGTCATGGCTATCATACTCTTCATGAAGAAAATCCATATCTTCTTTCATTACGATGCATGTGTCGTTCACCAAAACATCGCAATCGAGATACCACGAGTTGTTATAATCATGGAAATGAATAGTCTTCACTACTCGCAATGGGTCAACAATACCCTCCTCCTGCGCTTTGATAACATCCTCTTCTTCACCATGCTTCTTAAGGAACTCCAAAACATCCTTGTCAAATAAACGACCAATATAATGGTCGGTATAGGCTCTGTACTCAACCTTCTTCTTGCCTTCAAGAATCTCCTTGGCATTCTTTCTTGTCATAATCAAGTTAAGAACCTCAATAGGTTTGGCTGGCTTGAAATCGGGATACTTCTCTTTAAATGCACTTACCTGCGCATCAAAATCTTCTTTGTTGTTACTCATATTTAATTATTTCAAGGAACGCAATGCAAAGATAGTATAATTCTTTTATCCAAGCAAATACGTTCGGGTTGTTAAACTCACTTTTGGCTAATTGTGAAATACTATTTCTTTTCACCAAACTTCTCTTCAAACGACTTTCTAACTTCTTCAAACTCGCTGTCATCAATGACATTTGGGTCAAACTTTTCTTCTTTCTTCATATTTATTTCTCCTATATGTTTTAGATAATCATTTTTAATCTTTCTCCAGCAATGTTCGCACCTTGAAGAATCCATAAATTCTGTTGGCTCGCAAGGGTCTACATCTTTCAGAGAATCGAACTCATGTGGCAGTACCTTAAACACGTTCTCAAAATGCTCTTTGTTGTATCTTAAAGCTTCGTCACGATAACGAAACCAAGTACAACATTCTTGAATGCTTGTGTTCTTGCTGAAAATCAAATATGCTTTATTCATATATTCAATACAGTTGTTTCGGTGTGTCTCACCTTTTATATTACGTTGCAAAGATAAGAAAAACACCTAAATCTTGCAAATTATTTAATACATTTCTTTTAAATATTAAATATAATTTATGTTCAGAAACACATTTTAATCTTTCATCACCTCAAAATGAGCATCCATAGCCTCAACAATATTGCATAACGTATCAATATCTGCGTTAAAACGCCCCATTTCAATGTTACGAATATTGTTAGGCTTATAGCCGGACTTTTCTGCCAGCTCCTCTAAGGTCATACCGCTAAGTTCACGAACCTCTTTAATCTTCTGCCCCATGATGTAGCGATAGAGATTTCGGTTACGATGTTTCTTGTCGTCTTCAGGATTACGTCTTTGCCCCAAATAAGCAATCTCAAAGTTTCTTATCTTCAGACAATTCACCATATTATCAAACACCTTGTGCTTAGGCGGAAGAGGAAAACCATCAGCATCCTCTTTAACCAGTTCAATCTCGCCACCTTCCGTAGCCTGTATGTACTGAGCGAAGCGCACTGCATCATCGTAGTACATTTCCGTAAATCTTTGTATCATATTTTAAGAATTTTCCGCAAAGGTACACAAAATAACTCACATTTGGTCAAACTTGAAACACACAAATAGGTTTTATTTGGTATTTTTAATACTTTGCGGTATCTTTGCACAATAGGAACACAAATAATTTAATTCATATAACTATGTGGGTATATAGCGAAAAACAAAAGACATGGGTTAACCTTGAACAAGTTCAGCGAATAGCTAGCGATGGACAAGGTGGGTATTTATTGATAAGTCAAGATGGCAAGAAAACATCCATCGACCAAACTTGGTATGACAAGGCAATGCGCTGGGTTGACCCCGACTGGTGGGAGAAACATCCTAATGGCGGTAAGGATTCCTTGAACTTCGAAGATGCTCTGAAGGCTATTATGAAAGCCACTGGTGCAAAGATGGATAAAAAAGAGGGGGACAACAAAAACAAGGAGGGGGAAGACTAAGCTTCCCCTATCTCTTTTAACCCCAAATCCATTAATAGCTTATCCAATATCTCATTCACGTCATTACGGAAACTTCGGTAAGTAACATAATAAAAACTGATATTTTTGTAATCATGGCTCACATTAGAGCATGTACACCCCAAAACCTTAGCGATTTTTTCTCTTAACCCTCTTCTCATCTTAGAACCGCCAAGGGCACTAGGAGAATAAAGGTAAAGAATAACAAAGATAAATTGCTTGCGTACCATTGTGGAATTCCGTCCAGCATGATAGCTCATAAACTTATCGTAAATATTGCCTACTTGCGATAAATCTTGCATCAATGGAATGGAAAGACTTATTTCTTCCTTGGATAAGATGGCCTTAGTTTCTCTAATCCATTTTATGCGTTCCATGATTTTCTTTAGATTCATTTCAATGTCTGGTTCTTTCATTCTTTTCTGTTTTTAGTTCAACATTTCATAAACAAAGTTAACCTCGTCTGCATCTATTTGTTTCCTAAACATTTCTATGTCGGAAACTACCAACGAGCAGTGCTCAAACGAACTCTGCCCATTGATAACTTTTTCTATTCTTGTTATTCGGTATCTCATTTTATTTCGATAAGTGTTAAAACACAATACCCCAATAAATCTTTATAGCTGTCTAGGACTGGCTCTTCTTTAGCTTCCTCGTTCAAAATCAGCAAAGAGCAAATACGATTAATCTTCTCTTGCAAATGACCGAAGGCATACGGATAACCATCCTTAGAGAAACATTCCGAGAAAGCGTTTCCATACCGCTTATTCTTGGTTTTGAAAAGCTCGATTTGCGACCCGATGATGTCGTTGTAATCTGAAACAATATACCAAGAGAGCGTAAGCAAGGCTTCCATCGCCATTACGCTGATATGGCTTCGTAATATATCTTTGTCTTCAGAAGATGCTCGTATCTCATACATAAGACGAAGGAAATTGGCTGCGCTTGAAAATAATCCGAGCTTTCCGAAGTCCTCCCTTAGAGATGACACGAAAGCGGCATTATCCTTGCATTCAATCATGTCTGCCAAATGTCTAATCACAAAGATATACTTGTTAGCATATTCGCAACATTCATTATTATTTTGTTCCACCATGTCCGTATCCTCCTCCACGATTATTTTCCATATTCAACTCTCCAAGTATGCAATCTGAATTTTCTACCTTGCGGAATGCACCCTGGCAAACACGAGTACCTTTCTTGACTACGAAAACATAATATTCGTAATCTGAATCTAGTTTGAATTTGCTATCCTTTGTCGGCATATAACGGTCGGAATTAACTCTATAAAGCGCACCAATATCGTTTCTATAGTCTTCATCGACCAGACCTAGACAAATATCAATGTCCGCTCTAACATTAGTCATGTAACCAACTTGTGTTTCGTTCTTGCCAATAAAGGCTACATCAACTTCCATACCTTTGTCAGTAAAGCCAGAACGTGAACGAATATCCAAGCCAACACCTTTAGGAAGTTCAATTCCTAAATGTAGGTTGATGTGACCTCTACCCATTTTCACCCAAGGCATATTCAACACTACATCTTGTGGGCAGTAAAAATCAACTGCCGCTGCATTACCTTCCTTATAAGGAACACGACCACCTCGCAAGTCAAGTACATAAGCCTTGCCTTGTGCTACTAACTTCTTCATTAACTCTTTATCCATTATATATAAAGCCTAAATCATTTAAAGTTCTACAATTCTTAACCAGTCCTTTAGCCCATAAGTTACGCAACTCAGGTAACGGGTCTTTTCCGTACTCATTTTTTATGGTTGCTAAGGTCAAGATTTCCGGTTTAATATGTTTATCTCTTTTCTGCTGTCTTAGCTCCTTCAGAATATTCTCCAAGTTCTCCATTGACGAAATCCTCCATTGTTATATTGTCAACCCCAAATTTATCAGACAGACCATCGTTCCCAATAATCAGCCAATTAGATTTGTCTTTGAGAAACTCTATACTCTCGGTGCTTTTTGCAGCATCAACAAAAGTATCATCAATATTATCAGTAGAGCAATATGGAACTACAGCCTTATCTGCATACATGGCAATTTCGTATGTAATAACCGATACCATTTTCTTGAATGTTATATCGCTTGAATACATTACCTGGTTCTTGTCATATCCTAAGATATTGACACGGACTATATTATCATCTGCTTGCAACGCTCTAAAGAAATCGTGCTTTAGCTGAAAATCCGTAATATCTACAGAATGCTCATTACCCGATGGAATACTTATAACATCCAACAGGCTTACAAAAATAACTTTTTTAATCATTGTCTTCATCTGTTAATAATTTATCTATTGTTTTTTCTAATTCGTCTAATCTTAGAGTATAATCCTCTTCGTAAACGCATGTCAATGTAGAAATAAAGAACTTATCATTATCTGTTCTCAATTCAATCTCCATGTATTCCTCGTAATAGCTATCGTATTTAATCGCTATCGAAAAGGAGTTCATGTAATCTGGGTTAAACCTTCTCTGTAAAGCTTGTGCCCTCGTAAAGGCATTTTTAAATTCATCCGTCATGGCTTAATATTTTGAGTAAGCATTTCTTTGTTCTTTGCCATCGCATCGTGGAAACCTATATCGTATCTGTCGGTTTGCTCCAGCTCATAGTTTCGCTTAATTAGTTCACTTGTCTGATATGAACTCTTTGCAAGTTGAATCTTAAAATAAACAAACTCAACAAACATAGCCATAAAGCAAAGAACAAAACCGATAATTACCGCTACCTTTGTGTTCTCTTTACAGAACTTTACAATACACTCAGCAAGCCAGCATATTGTACTAACTATGCCTACAAGTACAAGGTAAGGAATTCGTAAAAGAACCTTGCATAACATACTCATAGTCCTCTTCGTATAAGATGCGAAATCCGTACTCGTAAAAACTAACTTTAACTTCTTCATATTTTTAGGCTATTTAATGTTTATCAAAAGTCTCTTATTTACGAACCACAATAAATCTATACCATTCATCATGCAATATCCGCAAAGCATGCCAATCAAGATTATAATCTTCTTGAACACTCGGTAATGTGTCATTTCAATCTTCAGCATAGACATCATCAAATCCTCAAATGAACGGTCTCTCATTGAATCTGGGTCTAGCCTCAACGATTTGACATTCATCTTGTACTTGTTGGCCATAGAGAATAATGTAATAGCAAATTCTGCTAATTTGTCCTCTAGAGTTCCGGCAACGAGTTTAGAATATATTTCTATCGTACCACGTCCATTAACATTTTCATATTCCCAACGCTTGGCATTGAAACGACCTTCGTATTTGCGCATTTCTACAATAGCGTCAATTACGTTGAATGTTTCAGCCCTTTGGGTTTGGCTAGCAACATCGAAGTTGCAAGCCTCTATAATCTGTTCAATTTCTGCTATCTCCATTTTTTATACAATTGAATCTAAGTCAAAATCATTAGAGGGAATGAAAGCCACATGGTCTTTCTCCTTAGTCATCGTTCTCTCTCCAGTTCGCACGCAATTGATTGGCTTGGAATTTTTGTGTCGTACCACAAACGTTCCAAAGCTACGTATTGTTACTCTATCTCTATTACGTAACGACTGCTTGGTGAGGTCGATAAAAAAATTCACAATGGCTTGAACATCATCCTTACGGAACTTCTTGCCATTTACATCTCTAAGGTTCTTAATGATTGCCTTGACAATTTCTTCTTTCTTCATATTCTCTAAGTTTTTTATTTCCTAAACTTCTAATCAAGTCGTATGGGTCTATACCATATTTCTTAATGAAACATTCTCTTAGTCTGCATAGAGCTTCGAAATCAGCATTTGTCGTATTCTTGACTATCATGTAAGCCGAGTCTAACCGAGCATCTGTTTTGGGGGCTTTAACCCGAAAAAGCTTGTTGCCTTTCTCGTCTTCGATAAGTTCCAGATTAACTTCCTCGCCTTTAGCTTTTTTCCTTGCTGACCATTCTTCATAAGTGATGGCATTTTGCTTGATAGCCTCATCCTCTTTAGCCTCCTTTTCTCTCTGTATATTTGCCTCTACAGATTTTATGGCATCTATACGATGGGAGCAGAAAGTATTCAAGCTCTTTGTTATAACTTGCGGATTTGGCTTCTTGTAGAACTTTTCAAACTTTCCGGCAATAAACATCTTGAAGAAAGTAATCAACTCGTTCAGATTAAGGAAATAATACTCATCCTTTATAGCATTTGCAGTCATTATCTTGATATTGTCAGTAGCCTCATTATTTACAAAGCCACAAATACCATAGACATCAGAAACCCATGCTACAAGCCATGTTATTGCACTTCCCTCTCCATAGCACAGGTCAAGATAGGTAAGTGTTGGTGCGTTGCTTTTAAAAGCTTTTCCGATAGGCATCTTACTACCTACTTGGCTTGATGGAGAGAAAGACATTAGAACATTATCGAACGTTCCATACTCATTGAATATTCGTTGCTTTTCTCTGTTGATTGAGACGCTGCACGAGGTTGGCTGACTCTTGATAATAGCCTTGCTCTGCATCTTTATTAGTTCCTTGCTTTCTGTCATCATAATTTCCTTCCAATACTTTAACGAAATTGTTTGGTCTCATAATCCAATCAAAACTTGCCATCCACCCATTGCTACCATTAAGAAATGCAGATGCGGCTGCTTTATCTATCACAAGTTTCATCTGCTCACTCCCATATTCTTTAAGCCGTGAATTAATCATTGACTTTCTCTTCGAAGTCAGGGCATGAACAAGCGGCATTCCTCTTCCAACGATAACCTTATTGAAATATTCGCAAACCTTCTTTGCTTTATCATCCACTTGTTGTACACTAGGGACGTTGTTCAATGCTATTCGTTCAGGTTCGTTCTTGTGTGGTTTAGATTCTTCACCTTCAGCAAATTCTATATTGTCTTCATGCTTCCAAATAAAGACTTTTCCGTTTCCGATAGATACCATTTGCTTCTGAAATAACCCATCAATAGCTTTTTTTGTCTTTGCCACCGACATACCTATCTTTTCCGATAATTCTTTGTTGCTCCCATACACATATCCGTCTTTGTCAGCATTAAATGAAAGACGGACGAAAACGACTAATTCATCAGCATCCAAGCTACACGCTTTTTCGTCTAATTTTACTATCATATCTTAAAAGAATGTATTTGTTAATTGTTTATTTCCACTCATTATTACCCACTTTCCTTTGCCGTTTTGGTCTAGCAATTTCAAGTCTTCAACTTTTCCAAACCTCTCATAAGTACCGCAGAGGTCAACAAACCAAGGTTGTTTCCCTTTTGATAGTCTAAGAAGTCTTCCTACAACTTGATAGTATTGCGCTAATGAGCGTGTTGGCTTTGCATACACGACCGTATCCAACTCCGGATAGTCAAAACCTACGACTAATATTTGACTATTCACCAACACCTTAGTCTGACCACTACGGAAACGCTCGATGATTGCTTCACGTTCTTTCGGTGGTGTCTCTCCACAGACCATTTCGCAGTTAGGTATGGAATATGTTAGTTTCTGAGCCTCTTTAACGAACTTCGTAAAAACCAAGATGCCTTTACGCTGTCCACCTCGCTTCGGATTAAGCAATCTTTTGACAACACTAACTAGCCATCCATACAAATCTACACGTTCATATTCTTGCTTGACACTTTGGTCAGTGTAATCACGGCAAGTTGAATTGAGCTGCAAGTTTCCTTCGTTCCATTGTGGTGGCGGGCATGTATAATAGTTCGGAAGACAGATATATCCGTTTTTTGCCATATCCTCAACTTGAACATAGTAAATAAGCTCCTTGAAAATCTTGTCTCTACTTCTTGTCAGAAACTTCAGTATGCTACCATAGTTCTGATAGGAATACAAACGGAAAGGTGTTGCGGTTAAACCTATGACCTTGCTCTTTAATTTATCAAGAAACTCCTTATACATACCGGATTCAGGTTTCACTAAATGAACCTCATCAATTAATATGTATTTGAAGTCTGTAAACAATTCGGGATGTCCTTTCACGCTACCAATTGTAGCAAAAGTAACATCGCTGATTTCTTTTGATTTAAAGCTAGCGGAATAGATGCTGGCATTATCAAATCCATAAGAACAATACTTCTTGTAGTTTTGTTCCAAAATCTCCTTAGTAGGAGAGAACACAAGCACTTTATCCTTGAGCCTAGCAGCTATATCTGCCAAAATCAATGATTTGCCCGATGCTGTAGGAAGCACTTCCAGAGCGTTCCAGTTTTTCTTCTTATCCAAGAAAAACTCAACAGCCTTCTTGCTTGCCTCTTCTTGATATGGTCTTAATTTAAACTTCATTTCACAAATAATATGAAATCACTTTTGTTACTATATAGGAATGCACAAGTCTTATGCATAACAAAAGCCCTTAGAGAAGACCTTACAGTTTTTATGGTGTGTCTCACCGAATACGATTGCAAAGATACAAAGAATAATCTAATAATGCAAGCGTTTTAGTGTTTATTATTTGTTATATAACATACTTTAAACTTTATTCATTATCTTTTTCTTCATTCATTTTCAGAATAAGAGCTGCATAGTATTTATAGAGTTCTTGTAATTCAAACACCGACCAATTCTTTGCTTGATGTTTCATTACTTCCAGTAAATCGACTTGTTGTTCTCCGAGCCGCTTTACTTCTTCCATATCTAAAGGAACGTGAGGATGCTTTTGCAAATAAGCCAATCTTCCAAGCTTCATTACCAAATTCTTTCTATAACCGATAAGATGATCAGAAGAGAATCTGTTGCATCGTTTGCATTCCGCATTCTGATTACGTGTATCAAAGCGCAAGCTCATATGAGTTCGTCCGCAATAATGCCCATTATCTGCTTGGTCAATTGGCAATATTCGTCCACAACTGATACATCTGAAGTACTTATAGTGAAACTCTCTAGAGTCTCTCATGCGGATATAAACCGACATAAGTCTATCTAACTTATCAACCCACTTTTGCTTCTCGCTCCTTTGGTGTTTAGGCTTCTTTCCTCCTTTGTTAAATCTATCATAATATCCCATAATCTTTATCCTTTATCAAACCAAAAGTCATAGTTGCTGCTGTGGGGGTCGAACCCACAACCTTTTTCCGATTTGGGCGGACGTTCTACCATTGAACTAAGCAGCACCACCCCATAAGGGGAATTTCAAACTAATTAAATATTAAGAAAAATGAAAAGCCTTACTCCTTCGGTTTACCCATATACAAGAATACATCCATAATTGATGTTTCCTTAAGACTTGTAATATTGTAATCAATCATAGTCTTACCCATAATCTCATCAACATTCTTGCGAGCCTTTTCAATGGTATCACCCTGCACAAGATAACGAACCTTGGTCTTCCTCTCCTTGTTTGATTTTTCATCAATAGTAATCATGTTAATACTGCAATCGTAGTATTTATCCTCACTATCAACTTCTGAAAGGAACAACTCGGAGAAACCAGCTTTCTTCATCGTGACAATCTCCATGTCACCATTTGTGTAAACTGTCATTTCTTCTGTAGTCTTAGCCTCGCATTCTGACCATGACAAGGCATCTACAACATATTGCTCTGTAGTTTTAGCGTTCGTTCCGTCTTCTAGAGTTTTCTCATAACGAACACCTACGATAAAATACTTTCCTGTTAATGATTTCATATCCTTTATTTTTATGTTAGAGAATGTGGTATCGGTGAGGCTTGAACTCACGACCTAATGTTTAGGGAACATTTGCTCTATCCAACTGAGCTACAACACCAAGCATTCTATAAAAACTCTTTATTTAATTCTGCTTGCCTCTCCACCTGTGTCTGCCATACCATATAAGCATGGTCTTGTGGAGTAGGTATGTATAATCCTCTTTCCATAGAGCAATGATGAAGCCATCGGTTTATACATAAAGACATTTCTTCTTTATCAAGGTCTGGTATGTGCCTCCAATATTGGAAGGTCTTGCCTTGTTTATTCTCACGCTCCCTAAGAAAAATATCCTTGTTTACACGTTTGAACTCTTGTTCGATATAGTCCTTAGTATATCCTTCTTCAATAGCTACGTAAGTGATTGTTACCCACAGATAAGCATTCTGTTGGATTGTCCTAGATTGTTGTCTCTCTTTAAGGTCAACAACAAAGAACTTCTCATTATAATAATCACCTTGTAGTTTCTTGGCTTTGGTTATCATAGCCCTGGTTCGTTCCTCGAACTTTTCAAGCTCGACCGGATTCAACATATTATATACCATCTTTCTTTAATGAAAGGTGGAGAAAATTAATTCTCCACCATAATAAGTTTAAAATGGCGCATTAGATGCGTTAGTGCCACTCGGCTGCGCTGGTGGTATTGGGGCTGCACCTGCGGCTGGAGCTTGTGGAGGAAAAGGATTATTAGCAGCAGCTTGCATGCCACCTTGTGGCGCATTGTTCTGTGTTTCAATCTTTTGCATCTTGTAGCCACGAACAGATGTAAACCAGTCTGTTGTGCCATCCTTCTTTGTCCCTTGATAAGATTCAACGTCAAAGAATACTTCAGCAATATCCCCGACATTAAAACCATCTGGAACATGAACATACTTTCCACTGAAATCAAAGATGATGCGCTTTTCGTAACCACGTTCACCTGTCAAACCATCGAAACGTGTTGCGTCAAGCATCAAACGTCTCTTTTCAAATGGTTCTTTACCTTGTCTCGGAATAGACTGAATGCCTTCGATAGCGACAATCTTACCTTTATAACTATTTGCCATAACTTAAAATATTTAATAAAACAATAAATTATCCAACTCGTTTTAATGTCAAACTAGGCTTTACCTTAGTTACCTTTTTGTACTTTTCCAAAAGATGGCTATAAGTCTCTTCGTCATCAGCATCAAAAGCCTTCGTGTCTAACGAAACTCTTTCAGAAGCGGACTTCAAGGAATAAGTGTAATTAGAAGTTTTATACGATGTGATATTGTCATTTGACATACCATCAAAGATAGCTGCCTTCAACTCCTTTTCCTGTTCTTGCAATTTAGCAATGCGCTCTTGAACGTCCATGAGTGCGATTTCGTTATCTATAATATAGTAAGGTGTTTTTGTATCATCACTATACAAACGACCTTCTTTCTCGCATCGGAACAATTCTTTAACATCACTCGCAGGTCTTGGCTTGCCTAATGGGATGAGTTTACAGATTGTTCCTCGCTTCTCGTCATCACGCAACCACATACAACATATACGTGTAACCTTCAGATGAGGATTCAATGTTTCGAAACCGAACTTATATATCGAGTTCTGCCAACGCACATATTCCTTATTAACGGAATAAGTACCCTTAATATCCCAAATCTCAACCTCATCGTCCGGTGCATCATCCTTGTGCATCACCAAGTCGATTGCACTTGCATGGTCTTCTCCGATACGAAGGACATATTCGCTGCCAATTATCTCATATCCATTCTTTTTGATATAAGCGACAAAAGCCTTGACACTCTCTGAGGCTGGCTCAATGCCCAATGAAGCAAACAACTCTACCTGCTCGTGGATAATAGTGCCTTTTTCGGCAGCTTTCTTCAATACCTCTTCACTTACGTTAGAGTACATATTGGGGAATACATACTGATGAAGCATACCAGTAATGCCACTTAATTCACGACCATCATAAAAGTACTGGTGTGTGGAGTCCTCATAAAGGACTCCGCTGTTATTCAATTGTATCATACTAATCTTGATTTAAATTGTGTCAATTTTGCTAAGAACTCTGCATTCTTTTGGTATTCGGGATAAGCATCATAAACTGCTTTTAAATCCTCCTTGCTCTGTGCGAGTTCCATCTTTCGTAATGCACATTTGCGTTTAAACTCTTCGGACTTCTGAAGGTCAGGAAATCCATTCCAAGTTCTATCCACATCTTCCCAAACCTGAGCTTGTTGCAATTGTGGATATGCATATTGTTTTTGCTCATTAAGATTTTCATCTTTTTCCTCCTCGCTCTTTGGAGCTGGCTCTGAGCAACCATATACCTCTTTGTGTTCACCCATCCAATCTAGAACTTCTTGCTCGGTCATACCACAATACCAACGTACCATATTATTCTCATCTTGAATGATAAGTTTTGCAATACATCTGTTAGTATAACCTACATACCCTACATGGAAAATTGTCTTCAACTTTCCGCTTTGAGAATATTCGGTTTTTCGGTTGAGGTTGACGAAAATCTTTTTGGGAGCGGTATACAATTCACGACCAATACCCAAACAAGAGCATGCACGCTTGAAAGAGTCGCTTGCTTGGCCTTTAACGGCTTCAGTATTACTTGGCGTACCAACATCTTGCTTATCAATCCAACCAATACCTTCTCTATAAACGGAAACCGTACAAAAGAGATTCTGACCGATAAGTTCATGCTTACGTTTCCAACCATAGATGCCAAACTTCTCATCTAATCGTCTCATGTCACATCTTGCGTCCTTGTAAAGCAACAAGGAACACCAGTCCGGTGACTTCTGATTGCCACCTTGACCAACACGGACTTCTATCTCATCCGCATCAAGGAGGCGAAACTCATAATCCTTAATTTCTACGCTCTGCCCTTCTACAGGCTTTGCTGCCTTATTCTCTGCCAT